AGTGAGGAACTGAGGAGCCAGCTTCGGGGCCTTGTCGGAGTCGTGGACCTGACTGAGCCCACCGTGGTTTCGACTAGATCCGGTTCGACGACGGTCAAAACCGAGATCGCTCTTCTTCTCAGCACGCCATCCTGATCGTGAGGTTCTGCCGCTCGCCGGGCGGCCAGCGCGTCACTGTACCGGCGGCGTGATCGGGGAGGAAGGGATTTGAGCCCCTGGGCGGTGGGATGAGCACCGTCTCCCGATTTGAAGTCGGGCGCCTTTGACCGGACTCGGCCACCTCCCCGCCAAACCTATAGGACCCCCGGTTCACTGGACCGGGGTCCTATGAGAACATTGAAGGGAGGAGGGGGCCTGCGATGACGACTTCGAAGGCTTATCACCCCGACGCAGTCGCGTTACTGCCGAGCCCCCAAAAGCTCGTGGAGAAGATGGTCTTGTTTTCACCCGATCTCCCCATGGATCAGGTCGTCGCGCCTGAATTCTTGACGATCCAGGGCGGCACGGTCATCCCAGGAGACCCGGGGCTCGTCCTAACAGAGGATGTGTACGCCTCAGTCGAGTGGAGCAAGGAGGGCGTGCTCATCAGCTCCGTGCTCTTCGATGAGGAAGGGTACGGCTGGACATACGAAGAAGCATGGGATGATTTCCTTTCGTCGCTCAGGGACCGGCGCGATTCTCTGGCAAAGAGAGCGGAGCGCCTCTCTCCGGCGGATCAGGGAGTGCTGGATAAGCTGCGACGTGTGATTGCCCCGATTTCGTGACGGTCGGCGAGGCAGACCACGCGCTGACCAAAAAGGGCAAAGCACTCGACCAGCCGGCTGGACGCGTGGGGGAGGTGCCGCGCGTCGGCCTGTCGGGCATCGGATGATGAGCGCAGTCCGACTCGTCCCTGATCTGGAGCCCGCAGGAGGCGCAGAGGGTCACGATCCGCACTCCCCGCGTATGACATAGCCGGCGACTGCGCCCACGGCGAACACGACGGCAGCCAGGGCCAGCAGGGGGCCGTCTGGCAGGCACATCACCCGACGTCCTCCGTCCGAGGCCGAGCCACGAGCAGCGAGTCATGGATCAGGTACACGGGGACCACCCGGCCGCCGAGCCGCTCCGCGTTGGCCCGGGCCGTCGCCTCCCGCATGAGGATGCGATGCCCGTACAGGCGCCGACCGATCCGCACGACATACCCGACGGCGGGCGGCCAGCGCGTCACTGTACCGGCGGCGTGATCTCGTGCAACCGCTCGCACGCTCGGTCCGTCTCCTCCTGCATCCGCACCCATGCTCTGTCCCGCTCCTCTGGCGTCTCCTGACGAGAGCGCCACCAGTCGAGGAGCACCGCGAACAAGGCCCGCGCGGCTGGCTCAGCCAGGGCCGCCGCGGGGAAGAATCGACCGCGGCGGCGATCGTCCGCGCAGAACTCCTCCTTGGCCTGACGCACGTGCCCGAGCTTGGCCGTCGACTCCTGGCCCAGGCCTTCGAACGCTGACGGCGCGGCCACGTTGGAGCGCACGCAGATCCCCTCCGCCCACTCCTGGAGGTGGACCACTGCACCCGACCACTTCTCCGCGCTCCCCTTACCGATGCGCTTGGCCTGGTAGGCCTCGATGCACTCGGCGTTGGCGCGTTGGGATTCGAGGGCGAGCTGGGCCAGCGCGTTGACGGAGTATGACTTCTGCTCGCGGGCATTGGCACATCCGACGAGCAGGAGTAACGGGATCACGATCCCGAACCGCATCATCGCCTCCATCCCCACCACAGCAGCGTGGCGAGCGCGATGGCCACCGCCCCCACCGTGGCGAGGCCCACGTACCAGAGGAGATCCACGACCATGAGGTAGTAGTACAGTCCCTCGAGGATCATCGGTGCCCATCGCGGGGAATCCGGATCATCCCGCAGAGATCGATCGATCCGTCGGGTAGGCGGCACACCTCGCACGGCGCCCCGCCAACCCAATAGATGTGACACTGCACCGTCGGCAACGGCGGCCGCGAGAGCGCCACGGGGGCGAGCGCGAGAACGGCGAGTATCAGCGTCCGCATGGCTAGCGGTACTCGATGAAGGCCCAGATCTCGTAGGTGTGGGGCGGGAAACACGTGTGCACGAGCTTGATCCGCTCACCCGGTTGCAGCACCAGAGGGGTGCGATCTGTCTCGAACGCCGAGGGGCCGACGGTTGCGTTGAGATGCGCCCACGCCAGGAAAAATCCGTCGTGCGCCCTAGAGAGATACGCCCACTGCCAGCCGTGGCCGCTCATGAGAATACGATTCGTGACCAGAGTGACCGGAGCGCCCGTCGTATTGGTGTAGACGGGGACATCGGTATGGATAGTCCCGTCGCACGGCCCGTTGTGCGGGACGCGTACCTGCTTGAGCTCCGGTTCCGCGCAGGCCGCGCTGACGATGCCGACCACGAGAATCAAGGCCACGACGAATTCACGAACAATCATACAAACCCCTTTCTGGGTGAGGAGCAGGGCCGCCAAGAGGCAGCCCGTGCCCATGATTCGCTTCGCCAGTTTCACGCCGAGCTGCGCCTTGTCAGCGAGCCACATCCCGACGTAGATCAGGGCGATGCCCAGCCCCGTCCCGCGTCGCCCCTGTTCCACTCGCCGTCACCGGCAGATCAGCACGTAGACCGCGGTGCCCGCCCGCACGTGCATCTATCCCCGTCCTGTGAGGTGCTTGTACAGCGGATGGAACGGGGCACCGGCTGGAGCCGCGTACCCGTCGTTCGGTGTCAGCGGGGCCGCGTAGCTGATGTACCCCCCGTGTGTCACTTGCACGACGTACTGGTGCTGCGCGTCCAATGGCCACGCAAAGAAATTCCAGAATATTTGACGTGACAGCATCTCGCCGGTCGGGTCGTCATTCATTTCGGAGCCCGGAGGCGGGTCCGGCAGCGCGACGAGTTGCCAGGGATTGCCGGCCTTGTCCGGTCCCAGCGCGAATGGCCAGTAGCCTTCGCCGCCAGCCCCCAAGCCGCCTGGCTTGCTCGGGTCAGGGGGCACGAAGAACTGAGACGGGTCGTTGTACAGGTAGACGCATCCGCGCCACTTGCTCCCTGGCGTGGTCACGATCTGCACGGGCTGCCCGAGCCAGGTCGCCCCGATCTTGTATCTGGTGTAGTTCACGAGTCCCCACATGGCTGATCCTCCTTTTCCTCTCTCTCTCTCTCTCTCTTCGTCGCCCAAAGAAAAAGGCCCGGCACCCCGCTAGCGGTGTCGGGCCTCTCTCTTCTGGTGGGCCGTCGCGGTTCATGACGCCGCGACGGTGGGCGAGCTCGTGGTTAGGTCATGGTCGATACACCCTGATGATGTCGGGAGCGCCGTTTGGGAAAAAGAACACCGCGCCCCCCTGCGTGATCTGCCAACGGATCGTGTAGGTGCCGACGGTGAAATCGGCCGCGTCTGGCGTGTACCGGACCTTCCACGTCGCGGCATCGACGATGGCGGAATCCCCCGTCACGTCCACGACGATCCCGTTCGCGTCCTTGATGATCGGCTCAATAGTCCCGGTGAGCGGTTGACTCGGCGCCGCGCCGTCGTTGAGAAGGAGCCACTCCAGCGGCTCCGTCCAGCCCTCGACGATCTCGGTCACCGCCATCAGGCCCCCTCCGTCGTACGCGTGGGTTGCAAGTGCCGGGACGATCGGACGGGCGCCAGTGCCGATGTCTGCCGTGACACGCCCAGAGCACGGATCGTCGTGATATGGATGTCTGGCGTGAGATCCCCCTTGACTCCATTCGCCGTCGCCATACCAGTTGAAGACGCTACCGCTGCGGCAACGGACTGTCCATCGCCGAGCGCCGCCGCGACTCCAGACGCAGAGTAGACCGACTCAGCGACGCTCGCCCCGACCGCCGACGCTGCAGCGGAGCCCGACGCCTGTCCGCTCGATCCTCCCGTATCTCCGACTGCGGCAGCGGTGGCGACACCAGCAGAGGACGCCACCGCCGACGAGATCTGCGATCCGATTCCGGACGCGGCTCCGGTCCCGGAGACCGTCGCCACGCTCTCGGCGACGGATGCCCCAATGCCGGACACGGAGGCGACGCCATCGCTCGAGGCGACCCCAACAGAATCGCTGATGCCCGTCGCGGCCCCGATCCCAGAGGACGACGCGACCGCCTCAGCAGTGGAGACACCTACACCGGCGCCAGCGCCTACACCGGCCGCACCTCCAACAGCTTCAGCGACAGAGGCGCCGACGCCAGTCGCCGTCGCCACACCGTCACTACTTCCGACTCCATCCCCTGCCGAGACGGCTTGGGCCGTCGCCACACCAGAAGACGACGTGACGCTCTCGGCGATGCTAGCTCCAGAGGCTTGGCCCGTCGCAGCCCCAGCGGATTCTCCCGCCGCCGTGGCCGTGCTGACTCCTGTCGCACTGACGCTCGCCGCTCCATCCGAGGAGGCCACGCCAGACGCGAGAGCGTGACCGATACCCGTCGCAGTCCCGACCCCATCCGATGTGGCGATGGCGGTCGATATCGCCGCCCCATCGGCCGTGGCGGTGCCGACTCCATCACTTGACGCTACGGCGGCCGCCAGGGCGGCGCCGACCGCCAGCACCGTCGCGGTGCCAGCGGTCGACCCGATCGCCTCGACGATGCCACTCGCGGACGGCACCCAGACGGACAGCCGCCGCGAGAACGGATAGCGCCGGAAGACTCCGTACGCCATAGACCTAATCGTTAGTCCTCAGTGACCGTGCTCGCCGTCGTGAGTTTCGGTGTCACGCCATTGCCGCACACAATGTTTGGCGTGATCGTGCCCTTGTACAGGACCTTCCCGGCGCCAGAGGCAGCCGTGCCGACGGCCCAGTGCGTCGCCGTACCACTGCCTCCAGTCCCGGCCGGGAACGTGATGTCCGCCGCAGGCGATACGCTGTTATTCGTTACCGTCCAGCCGCCCGACGTTCGGGCCACGGCGACGCGCGCGTAACTGGTATAGGCGATTTCGTTCGTGGTCTGGTCGCCCGCCTCACCCACGTCAGCCGTGTGCAGACTCACATAGAGATTGGTGAGTGGCGACGAGGCCGCGTTGTCCGCAATGTTCGCAATCGCGGTCGCGTTAAAGATCAGCTTCAGCAGGTCATTCTCGAACGTGTTGCCCTTGCTCATCTCACCCCTCCCTGTTACCCGATCACCTCGAGCACGATTTGTCCGCCGATGGTCACCGAGTCAGCCGGCGCCCCTACGAGTTCCAGCGTCGCCCGCGTGGACGGTGGAATCCACAGACGTGTTTCCGGCGTGAAGATCATCTCGAACGGAATTCGGACGTTCCAGTCCCACACCCCATGTGTCACGATGGTTCCCGCGCTCGCCTTCGTCGTATTGAACGTCTCGATCGTCATGCCGTGCGCGGCATCGCCGATCAGACGCGGAATCGGCGTGACGCCCGTATTCCCGCCCGATCCGCTCGTCGTCTGGCCCGATTTCCACGCGAGCTGGAGCATCTCCTCCTCTGCGTCCTTCACTTCGGTCGACTGCGAGAGCTCGATGGCGTGGATGCAGCACACGTGTGTCGCCGCGGTCAGGATCTCGGCGAGATCAACGGCGGCCGTCACCGCTGTTCGTGCGAGCGGGAGTGCGTAGATTCTGCCCATGGTCATCACCTCACGAGGAGTGCCCGCCTCGGGCCGGGCGGAATTGGCGGAAAACTCACGGGGGCGGCACCCGTCGAAGGCTTGAACGAATGCGTCTGGGCGGCCCAATCGTGGGTGGATAGCAATGTCCATGAGAAGGTGTAACTCGTGGCGGTCGTGACGATGCGAAAACAGGCGTTATGACATTGATTGGCGGAGTTCGACTCGTTCTCGCCGATCTGCGTCTGGCCCGTGCCCGTTGGAGTAATCGCGCCCGTGCTGCCTTCATGAGACGTCACGCCGACGATCAGCGCGTCTGCAGCGACCGTCGTCAGGCTGTCCGAGGACGTGGATGACAGGCCAGTGGAGGTTCCCCCATCGACATCGGCTGGCGACGCATCCTGTCCGGCGAATTCGTCAATGGAGAACGAGAGGTCCGCTGACGAGCCCGTGGGGTTCACGGTGACCGTGCATGCTCCACCACTCGGGGCTACTCCATACGCGAGGAATGTGCGCCACGTCATCCCCGGCGGGACTGTGCCCACGACCACAGTGTAGGAGGTGCTACGAGTATCGGTCACCGTCGCTCCGGTCGGTGCAGCTCCAGATGCCCACATGGCCCCGGCGACGATCAGCAGGCTCCCCGACGTGACGTTACCGGGAAAGGCTAAGCTCGCAGAGTCTACGCCGCTATTGTTCCCCGTCGCTGCTCTCTGGCTCCCGCTCCCGACTTCAGTGATCGCCACGCCTTCGACCCCCCTTCCCCCCGTCCGTGCCGGTGACAAACGTCGCCGCCACGTACGCTTGTCTCCGCGATGCCAGAACCATCACTCCACTGTCCAGACGCAGATCCACCCGTCGAGGAGTGGACCCGCCACCCCGAGGGGGCGCACTCAGCGCACCACGAGGTTTGACGGATCTTTGCTCACGGTGCCCTCGGCGGTGTTCGTGTATCCCGAGAAGATCAGCGGCGTTCCCGGCGCGCTCGCACGCACGCGGTAGCAGAACACCGCCCCGATCGGGGCATCCGTGATCATGGTGGAGGTATCCGCGAATGCGGTCACACCAGCGCCGACGGTGGCGATCTCCGCGAATGTCCCTGCCGCCGAGCACGCGCCCGGCTTACGCTCCACGTGGAAATTCGCCTCGTTGACCGAGTTGTCTTGCCAGGTCAGATCGAGACGGTTGAAACCCGCCTCGGCGGGAGCTGCTGCGAGGGCCAGGATTGCCAGGACCGAGAGCCATCGAGCCATGCTAGTCTCCTCATGGCCGCGCTGGCATGGGGCTCAAGGCCCTCGGCGTCGGCAGGAACTATTGAGCGCTTATTCTACGCCTGCTGTGCCACACTCTCCGCTGTTTCGATCAAATCGCCCATTGCCGTGAATTCGCCACACCTTGCGCACTTCACCCGCACCGCGGCCGAGTTGCTCAGCCACCCCTTCGAGGCCTCGAAGAACATGTGTCGACAGAACGGGCACCGGACGGGGTGGAGGATGACGAGGGCCTTCATCGGTCCGTCCATCCGCGGCACTCTTTGCCGATGCCGATGAGTACGAGAAGGACCAATGCCCACACCGTCATGAACTCGCCGAACATGGCCTCTGCGCTCATGGCTACCACCCCCACGGCAAACACCGCCAGTACCCGAGGTGCACCGCGAAGAAGCGCGTGTAGAGCATGAGCACGGCCCCCGAGCTGGCGACGCCGGCCAGGTAGGCCAGGACGGGCGCCGTCATAGCCCGGCCGCTCCTGGGCCCGCTACCGTGAGGCAGACACGCTGCAGCTGGAACAGACGACCTAGCCAGCCGACGCCGTAGAGATCAAACCCCGGTGTGGAGGCGTACCGAACCCCTCGGATGGCCAGGAATCGGGGGACGGAGAGGCCCTGGCTGTCACCGTGGGCCGCGTTGAGGGTCTGGGGGCCGATCACACCATCCGCGTGCACCCGTACGGCGAGCTGGAGCATCCTGGCAGCCGCAGGGACGCCCTGGTTGACACCGCCGTCGAAGACAGCCACAGCCAGTGCAGGCGGCAGTTGGTCGCATCGGAGCGGCGCCCAGTAGTCCTCCCAGTAGATCTTCTCGGCGGCGTCCCGGGTCAGGCTGGCGATATCGAGGTGAGGGTAGCTCCGACGGCTAATGCCGTACTTCGTCTCTCCGCCCGCGTCCATCGGGTCATTGACGTAGCCCCCCTCGATGCCGAGGACGAACGTGATGGCGGCGTCCCAGGCGTCAGACATAGGCCCAATGCGCTCGTCGGGCGACCCTCGATATGGTCGGCTCATGGGGGATTCACTGTTGCCGAGGGAAGGCTTGACCGATAGCGCTCGAGGCATTGAACCTGGATATCCGCCGTTTTTGCGTAGCTGAGACACGTCGCCAGGCTGATCTGCGAGCGCCCCTCGAACCGCACCGCCTCCAGCGCCCGCGCCAGATCCCGCGTGGCTTGCGCCTGGTTTGTCTCGATCCGCTCGAGCGCTTTCAGTTGAACGGCCAGCGCCTTGCCATTCTCTCGTGAGATGCTGCCGATCCACCCCGCCTCTAGACTGATCCACCACGCGATCACGACGACCAGACAAAAGGCCGGCACGCCAACCACCCGCGCAAACTCGGTCACTATGTGCCCATAGCGCTCCGGTCCGCTGGCCGTCCCGTTGATCGCCATCAGCGCATCTCCTCGAGCACCAGATCGTCAATGGCGTTGGGATAGCTCAGCGGCCATCGTGGCGTGTTCGCCAATCGCACGATGAACGCCTCCCACGGTTTGTCTGAGCACCAGCCGGTTCCGAACCCGACATTTTCCTCCAGGCGCCGGTCAATCTCCTTCCACGCCTCGATCGCCGTCAGATCGAACGCGCCCGACACGCTCGTGAGCGCTTGGCGCCGATACCGCAGGAGCGCATACGGCTCACCGAACACCTGCGACTGGACACGACCCGACGGTGTTCGCGCCTCTCGCTTGTTCGACAGCGTCTCGTGCACGGGATCAATCCGGATTCCACCCGACGGCAGGGCCACCGCGGCGCCGAGAATGATCCCGCTTGACGAAAAATACGTGGCGCCATCCGTCGGCGTCTGGGCCGCGATGACCAGCCTGACATAGCGCAGTGACGGCGTAACGCCGGCCACGAGCGGCGCAACCCAGATGCACCGCTGCGTGCGCTGGGTCCACAGATTCCGCTCGGCCGTGAGCGTGCCCGAGGTGTAGGTCGGCGCGCCCCACGAGTCCGTCGCGTTGGCCTGCAGCGTCAGCGTGGCGTAGTTGAGCCCCAGCAGGATGATGCGCCCCAGCGCGAACGCCGACCCGAGGTCGATCACGGCCGTCTGCTCTGTCGTGGCCGTCGTCCGCCACGGCATCGTGGGCTCAAACGGACGCAGAAGGTTCGACGCCGGGTAGTTGTTGGCCTGCGTCGAGGGCGTGATCGTGCGCCCCACGGCTGCATTGTCGACGACGAGCGCAAAGGCCATTTACGGCGCCGATTCCACGACCGTGAGGCGGATGAAGTCCAGCAACGCCCAGCCGCTCCCCGCGCCCCACGCCTCGAGCTTGAAGGTGTGCGTGCCCGCGGTCACTGCCGCCTGCACCAGGTTGACAGTAAAGACGGGACTCGTCGGGAACAGCACCTCCGTCTCGAAGGACTGCGAGGAGAACGTGTCCGTGATCCGGATTCTCGCGGCGGTCACCGCCGCCCCGCCGCCGAATCCCCCGACCACGCGGAACGTTCCGGTGGCCGAGAGGGTATTGCCAGACCCGGCGACGATGTCCAGCGTCCCCGCCGCGGTGTGCGCCGCTCCGGCGATCTGCTGATACGACGAGTCCAGCGCGACCAGGATCTGCGGAGGCACGCACTCGACGCTGTCGAGCGTGTCGGTCTCGATCGGTGGTGTGGGAATCTCGCCGCCCGGCGCGACGATGTCGACCAGGAAGTCCGTCGGGAGCGTCGGGGACGCAACGAATTGCCAGCGGCGCAGCGTGTAGCGCGCGAGGTCGACGGTCGGTGGAGTGAGCGACGTGCCAACGCGGAGCACCTCACAGGGATCGACGGCGGCGCCATGCGCGGCGTAGCTGTAGCCGACGAGATCCCCTTCCGTGATCACGCGCCCCTCGTCGGTCAGCCCCACCAGCTCGATGCGCTCCTCGTGATCCTTCGCGCGCCACCCGAGGAAGTGGGCCAGGCGATCCGCCGTCGCATGATCCGCGATGCACTCGTTGTCCACAATCTCCACGCGCCCCGTCGAGTCGAGATCCCCGCGCACCGTCTCATAGGCGAGGGTGTTCGCCCCAGCGTGCCGACCGTAGCGCACGAGCAGGCGCTTGACACGGTCCTCGTGGCTGGTGTGGACAAGCGTGCCCGGGCTCTCAATCGTCCGGGGCCCATCCCCGAGCCCGTCACGCACGTGCATGACCAGTGTCGTCGGAGGCGTCCCCACGACCGGACGCCAGAAGCCCGTGATGGGATCGGACACGAGACGACAGGCCCCGATCATGAGCAGATCCCGGAGCCAGTCCTTCGAGGCGCGCTGGCGCCCATCCCAGCCCAGCGCGAACCCGATCATCGGTGCCCCCATGAGCGACGTGAGCACGTCTGCCTGCGTGATGAACGCGGTTTCGTCCACCGTCTGCGAGAGCCCCCACACCGTGTTGACGAGGATCCTCCGGACCACGTAGAGCGGGTGCCAGAGGAACTCGTAGCTCTGCGAGCAATCGACCCAGATACCCACGAGCCCCCCTGTCGCGTTCGTCCGCTTCACGCCGAACCGGAGCGCGGTGTACCCCGGATAGAGCGCCGTGCTTACCGTGTACGCGGTCGTCGGGATCAGGGAGAACGACGGCCCGGTCGGCTTGCTCGTCTCCTCCTGGTAGGCCTGCAGCACGGTCACGGTCCCCCGCACGAGGTAGTCGTAGTGATTATTGGCGTCGTCCGACTTCACGCAGGGGAGCCGCAGAAGGCGGACGGTCCCGAACGGGACGGGGATCGCCCGCCCCACATCGACCGCGAGCGGCCACGTGACGGTGTTGACGAGCACGGACGGGATGAGCGTCTCGAACACGCCGAGATCAACGTTGACGCCCGTCTGGCGCACGATGCCGTCACCCGTGATTTCGGAGGTCTCGACATGCCCGGCCCAGTCGGTCACGTAGGTGTTCAGCGCCACGTCGTGATGGCGCAGGATGGCGCGGCGGCCACGAAACCCGCGGAGGGCGAATGGCGTCAGGTCGTATCCCAACACCTGCGCCAGCTCCCACGTCACGCGCTGCAGCTCGACCACGCCGCGCAGGGCATCGGGCACCCGGCGCTCGATCGTCGGCGGTCCCACCATCCGGCCGCCGTAGGGGACGGGCGTCGTGGTCACATCGGCGGTGGCGAAATACCCCGTGTTCGCGGCCCAGAAGTCGTGCATCCAGGGCGTCTCCATCCAGCCGCGGCCGAGTACCATCAGGTGATCACCGACGAGGCCGGCATCACTTCCACGAACATCGCCTCCTGGATAATCGTATTGGAGGCGCTCGCCGTCCCCCACGTCACCAGCGTCTTGAGCTCCAGCGCGCCGGCTAGATTCTTCGTGATCGTCACCGGCTGCCCGCCCGCGCACGCGCCGTCAATGCCCGTCGTCGCGCCGTTCAGCGGGCTGTGCCACCTGGCTAGCGCGATCACCCCTGAGCCGCCCGTCGAGCGCACGAGATACCAGGCGTCGACCGTCCAGGGCGCGTTGGTGACGGTCCCGCACGTGCGATTGCGCGCGCCGTGCGATGTGCCATCGATCAGGGAGGTCAGGGTGAGCGTCGGCGTCCCCGTGGTCGAGTGGACGCCATGCGCCACGACATGCAGGAGCGTGCCCTGGGCGTTAATGTCGCCGGCGGCGAGGGTGACGAACTTGTCGAATGCTGTCGGCGTGGTGGTATTCACGATGGCGGACGACTGCCCCACCACGCTGTAGCGCTTGCCGATCGAGTTCGCGAGAGCCTGGATCAGGGCGTCGAATTTCGCCGTGGAACCCTGCGGGTTTTCTCGACTCTCTGGCGTGATGAGGCCCCACGGAGTGATCGTTGGCATCAGGGCAGCTCCAGTTCGAGCAGCGTGCGGGGATAGGCCGCCGCGCGTTGCACGGTCGGCGCGAGGATGATCGCCACGTCGTAGGTCGCCCACATCGCCGTGACGCGCAGCTCCTCATTCGGCGATGCCGCATCCATGCGCTGCACGCCGACGCGGCAGGCATCGAGATACCCCGTCGTCAACATGCGCTGTGAGCCATCGAGGCGGTAATTTTGCACCATGCCGCGCGGGAGCTGGACGAAGATGCTGAACGGCCACGCGAACGTCTCCGCAAAGGCCACATTGGACGGGGCGTCGAACAGGACCAGGCGCGCGAGCCGTGCGGTATCCGTCGCGCTGGCCGTCCTGACCACGGCGCCGTACATCGCCGCTGCCACAGCGCCCTCGATCGGCGACGGGCTCAGGCCGAACACCTGCACGGCGCCGGCCGCCCCGGTCGCCTCCTTGATGTATGTGGCCGAGTCCGCGTCACCCGTCGCCAGGTCGTCGATCTGCGCGACCGGCGATCCGCCGCCCTCCGCGGGCCATCCCACCGTCCCCTCGGACCCCGCATCCGTGGCGGGATAGACCGTCACCACGCCACCTGTCCGTCCACAGCGGCCCGCATTGTCCGGGCCCTCGCTGGAGTTGACGGCGAAGTCCGTCATACGCCAGGTCGTCCCGATCGCGCCCGTGTAGGGCCCCCACCGCACACGCCGCAGGGCGCCGGTCGTGGTGAACACGACAGGGACGGAGGCCCAGCGTGTATCGTTCCACCACGCCTCCACGAGCCCCGACGTCGTGACGCGGAGCTCCAGACACTGCTCCCAATCGGCGACGGGGACGACGAGAGACGACGTGACGATGAGGGTGAGCCCCGTGTTGACGCGGATCTCCAGCCGGCGTGCGGTATCCATCGAGAGTGCCGCCCAGGGCGTGTCGCTCGCGTTGAGCATGGTCATGAGCGGGCGCGACGCGAGCGGCGCCGCGTCCACGCGGACGTAGGCCCGCACATAGAGATCCTGGTAGTCCACCCCGAACAGGACCGCCGCATACCCGGAACCGGTCCCGAGTTGCAGCGCGGAGCCCCCGACATGGCGCACCACCGAGGTGTCCTGCACCGCGTCGCCGGTCACCAGATCGAAATCGAGCGGCGCCCCGGAGATCCCAGAGAAGACGCTGTACTCGCTCTGAAACAATCGGCTCATGCGCGCTTCACCCGGAGCACGATTTCCTCGCCGAGCTGGCCGTGGCGAATCTCATCGATGACGCCTCGGCCGACGCGACGCCCGATCTCGTCCGCGTCCGATGGCGACGCCCCGCGCGCGTCGACGTTGACGACGAGGGGCACGGACACCGTCACCCCGCTCGCCCCCGCATGCCCGCCGTAGTCGTGGTAGCCGGTGCGATCGTAGTAGCCGTGGCCGGACTGGACAGACCGCGATTCCTGCTGGCCGATGACGATCTCCGGAGCGTGGAGCTGATAGAGCCCGCCGCCCTGGCCCATGGGTCCCGTCCCGTGCTGGAGGCCGTGATCCTGGAGGGCCCGGTTGATGGCGTCGTAGAGGGCCTGGCCTGCGTACGTGAGGATCGACTCCAGCGCCACGGCGATACGCTCCAGCGCCTGAACGATGAAGTTCTCGGCCGTGAGCGCCCCGCTCCCAGCCAGCAGCTCCTGGAGCTGCTGCGCCGCCGCCGCCGCCGCCGCGGCCTGCTCTGCCGCCGCCTGCTGGATGGCTTCGACGAGGATCCTCACCTCTGGCCCAAAGGCCGACAGGAGCGCGTCACGCTGCTCCTCTGGGAGCGACGCCAGGAGCGCGCCGACCGAGTTCATCACGGCCGCCAAGGCATCGAGACGCTGGCCGGGATCCATCAGTGTCATGGCGGCCTGGAACGAGTCCACAATCCCCATGAGGATCTGGTTGATATCGCCCGTCTGGCCAGCCCCGCCGAGCGACGCCGCGAACAATTCGATCGCCGCATCTAGCGCTGTGATTTTGGCCGCGAAGGTCGGCATGGTCCGCCCGAACTCCGCCATCATGTTCCCGAGCTGGCCGAGGTCTATCCCCGCCTGCATCAGCCAGTCGGCGTTCTGGGCGAGGGTGTTGCCGGCCTGAGCGATCGACGCGGTACGCTCCTGGATCTCCTGCATCAGCGACTGGACTGCCTGGATCTCCAGCTCGTACCGGGCTCTCACCAGGTCGTAGGCCTGCTGCGCCAAGGCCAGGATGTCGCTCGGATCTGTCGCCGTGGCAGCGGCCTCCACGATGCCAGCGAGTTGCTCATCGATGGCGGCCTGAGCATTGCGGAGCGCCTCCACGACATCAGGGCCTGTCCCTTGGAGGGCGGCGATTTCCGCCTCGAGGCCGCGCATCATGAGCCCGAGTTCGAACAGCGCGGCCCCCACCCGTGCCGTCGTGTCCTCGAGCTCCTCCCCGTCGCGCTGCCACTGCGAGACATCGACGAGCCGGAGCAGTTGCGTAGGGTCGGCCATGACCGCATCAACCGCGGCCTGGCGGATCGCCTCGAGCCCGCCTTCGACGCCTTCCGCGATGGCCCGTAACTGGGCCTTGATATTCTCGGCCGCTGCGTCGAAACCCATCTCGCCCAACGTCCCGGCGATCCGCAACGTCTCAAAAAACGTGATCGCGTTTTTCTGGAGGTTGTCGAGCGACAGCCCTTGCAGCCCCTGGAGGTTTTCCTCCGCCGTCTGCATCACCTGAATGAAGGCGTTCAGCCCTTCCAGCAGGGCCTCCCAGTTCTCCAGGCCCGATGCCGCCAGCAACTCACCAATGGAGTTTACGCGCCCAGACGAGAACTCGGCCGGCGTGAACCCTTCGCCGCGAAGGAACTCGGCGAGGCCCGCCGCGATCTCTGGGGCTAGATTGAACACCTCATCCTCGAAGATCGTCTTGCCAGGATAGTTCGTCACCATCTGGAGCAGCGCATCACCGAGGCGAGTGCCCGTCCCGGCCATCGACTGCTGGAAGTTGTGCACCAGCGCGTCGAGGCTCTCGGCGCCGACGATACGGTCGAGTGTCTGGTCCAGAGTGGCGTTCCCGGTACGTTCACGTTGCTGTGACCTCAGCTGATGGATCAGATCCCAGTCCTCGTCGAACAGGCCGCCGAAGAGGCCGCCGGCCGCGCCGCCGATGGCGGCACCGAAGAGAGCCCCGAGAGGGTTGAATCCGCTTGCGACAAACCCGATGCCGCCACCGACAGCCAGCCCAACGAGTCCCCCAATGCCCGCGCCCGTCCGTCCCTCACTCAGCGCCGTGATGCTGGAGTAGAGCGAATAGATCGCTCCCAGCCCCGCGGCCACCGTCCCCAGAGTCGAGACGCCAGAGCCCAAGTTCTGCACCAGCGTGGACCAGCCAGCGGAGAGCGCGTCCGTCGCTGAGGCCCCGATACGCAGAGAAATCGAGAAAGCCTCCCAGCCCTGGATCGCGGCGTTCCAGATCGACGGGAGGTTTTGAACCCCACTGATGATCGACGTGCCAAAGTCCATGATGCCACCGAACCCGAAGCCGCCGCCTCCGGCGCCGGTCCCACCGGGAGCACCAGGGGCGAAGCCACCGAACTGTGCGCTCGCCTGCGCGAACGAGGCCGCTCCACCGCCAGCGGCCCCCGTGACCATCTGCAAGAGCCCGGTCACGAACGACGCCGCGGCCTGGAGCACCGGCTCGAACACCTGACGGATAACCACGTTCACGAAATTGGCGAGGAGCTTCTGGCCGAGGTCCGCGAACGCGTCACCGATGTCCAGCGTCCCCTGGATCAACCCAGTGACGAGCTTGTCGCCCGTGTCGAGGATGGAGAGGAAGGCGCCTTCGATGCCCTTGCCGACATCTACCCACACACCTGTTGCCGCAGCAGCCGCAGCAGCTTTCGCTGTCGCCGTTTCCATCGCGCGCGCGCGGTCATTGATGGCCACCTCGGCAAGCTGTTCCCTTTCTGTGGCCGCGAACACGGCTTCGGCATACGCGACCCATCCGGAAACATCCTTATCGAGAAGGGCCTGCTCCTGGGCACGCGCCCTATCGTTGATCGCCACCTCGGCCTTCTGCTCCGCTTCGGTCGCAGCGAACGCTGCTTCGGCGTAGGCAACCCAGCCCGCCGTGTTCTTCTCCAGCATTGCGGCTTCGAGGGCGCGGGCGCGGTCGTTGATGGCGACTTCCGCCTTCTGCTCCGCTTCGGTCGCGTTGAAGACTGCGTCCGCGTACTCAACCCAGCCGCGCTGCCCTTCCTTGATGAGGCGCTCGTTTTGGTCATTCAGCTTCTTCAGCTCGGCTTCGGTCGCGCGGAACTTGTCGGCCGCGGCCGCACTATTCGTCCCCATGTCGGCCAGGCCACGCGCGGAGGCTGAGGTGTTACGGGCCACCTCGCGCGTGCTCTCGTCGAGCGCTTCCACGGCGCTGGTCGCAGACGCTGCGGCCGGTGCCACGCCGATCAAGCTGGCAACCCATTGCTTGCCGGCCGCCGCAGCATCGAGGAGTCCTGCATACCAGCGCGTAGCCGCCTTGTCCGCGTCCTGCGCCCAGGTGGCCACCTGCTGGCCGCTCTTGACGATCTCGGCCCCGATGTGGGCCAACGTTTGGCCGACACTCTGCCGGACGTTGTTCCACGCGGTGGTGACTTTTGCCAGTTCCTGCGCCTGGCTGAGCTGCTCCTGAGTCAACGCGGCGACGGTTCCCTTCGTCGCTTCCATCGTGGCTTGGTAGAGGGCTTGGGCTCGGGCGGCCACCGTCAGGCGGTCCGCCGTGGTACCTATGGACGCGGCATAGGTCTCGTACGCCGCCTTCGCGTCGATCATGATCTCGGCGGACCGCAGGCCACGCGCATTGTTCTCGGCGATCGCGGAGGTGATCCGATTGAACGCCTCGCCCACGCTGGTCCCCATCAACGTCGCCTGGGCCGTGGCTACCTCCATCAGGCTGACGAGCTGCTCCGGAGCGAGCCCCGCCTGGAGGCCCCGCACGGCCTGGATCATCACGTCGCTGGTGTCGACGATGCCGCGAGACGCCTTCTGCATCGCGGCCAGCATGGCGTCGCCGTGGACGCCCAGCGACGCCGTCAGCCTGGAGAAGGCCTCTTCCTGGCGGGTCGTCTGGACGCCGACCTCGAAGAGTTCCTTGCCGATCTGGACGACCTGCTGAACGATGGCGGATATCCCGCCGCCCAGGGCAACGCCAGACGCGATCTCCGCGATGCTCCGAATCGAGTCCCGGACGCTGTAGGCGGTGCGCGCGGCATCCTCGCCCCCCTGCGTCCGGTAGACGATACTGACTTCAGGCACTGCTACGCCTCATCGGGGTCGTCCTGAGCGCCAGGCTCGGGGGGCGCCTCTCGCAGGGCCTTTGCCCGCTTGCGCTGGGCGAGCGAGGGGCGCCCGAGGATCTTCTCTGGGGTCACCCGGTCGCCGGATTTGAGGTGGACGTTCACCATCCAGGCCACCATCGCAGCGAAGAACTCCCGCCAGCGCTCGTCCCGCTCCTCTTGGGCCTCGAGATACTCGATGAGCTGGCCGGGGTCGGCGTTCTCGAAGGCCTCGGGCGTGATGCCGTGGCGGTACGCCCACGATTCGAGGCCATCGAGGTACGACGCTAGGGTGCCGCGCCCTGCGGCCCCTCGGCGTTTCCCGAGGGGAAGCCTCGGCGCAACACAGCCATTTCGGACCGGAACCGCTCGAGCGCGTCAGGCCCCCACGCGCCCGTCCGCATCAAGGCTTCAGTAATGCGCTCCCGTATGACAGTGATGTCCCCCCCGTTGTCCAGGTACGTGTCCAGCATGTCGAGCACCTGGTTCTCACGCAGTTGGGGGGCCGCGTGGCGGAACCCGTAGAACAGGAGCTTGCCGGGAATCTTGATCGACTGCTGTCCGATCAGCTCCAGCCACTTCTGCGGCGGGAGCTGGAGGTCGTTCTCAAGGTCCCGCATGTCACGGGAGCGGTAAACGAGATCCCGATCCTTGTCGAGCATCACCCGGATCTTCTCAGCCATATCCTTCCCCGTTGTCTGTACGTGGATCAGGCGCCGCCAGCGCTCTGCCGGATCCCTCCTTCGCTACCGAGCGCCATTCGCGAGTACCGCCAGGAGGTCGGCGTAGGGGCCGGCGGGCGGCGCGACGCCAGCTCATGGATACGTGTCGCGCGTGGCCTGGCCAGTGATCATCAGCTGTGCCGAATACGTCACCACCCCGTCGAGCGGGTCGTTGACTCGGTAGTTCTGCAGGAAGCACTCGCCCGTGTACCGCACGTTGCCGGAGGTGCTCCCCGCTGGGCCGAACTGGAAGCTGATGCTGCCCCCGGCGTTCAGCACGCCGCCGTTGTTGGCGATGACACCGAGATTGGCGTCGAGTGCAGCGTCCCACTTCCCACCGATCGTGATGGACCGGCCGTTGAGGCCCGGCAGGTACGTCCGCGCGAAGCCGGGGGCCTTGTAGCCCGTCGTCTCGCCCATCGAGATGTCGCTCGGGAAGTCGACGCTGTCCGCGTACTGCGAGATGTCCGTGAGGGTCCCCGAGGGGTTGTCCACCCGGATGTCCGTGTTGCGACCATGGACTGCCATTCGTCTCCTCCCCTTACCGCCGCGCCGCTGTCACGGCGAACGTGAAGCTAGGTGTCGTGCCCGAGATCGTCCACTGCGCGCGCAGGTGCCGATTCACCGTGCCCGTCGCGGAACCCCGCTGCGAGCCGACCGCCGTCGCCGCGGTGAACGTGATCAGATCGACCCAGACGCTGTTGTCGACCGAGTGCTGGACCTTGATCGTGGCGCTGGGTGTCGACCCCGACACCGCCGAGATGTGCAGATGGGCCACCGCGCCATTCGGCGTCGACGCAGTGTTGTCGACGTTGGCGCCGTTGCCGGTCGTGGTTTCGGCGGCGAGGTTGTGCAGCGAGATGCCACGATCGACGCCTCCGTCAGCCTGGATCGCGACGGTGATGCCGACCACGCCATCGAGCGGCGAGGTCCGGCGATACGACGTGAGGCGCGAGAGCGCCATCTGGACGATCGCGCCCAGGGCGAGTCCATCGAAACCGCGGGTGACGACCTGGCCGGCGGCCGAGCCGAGGGCCGCGTCAACGACCGCGTCGGTCGCCCCTGCCGCGGCGTCCCAGAACCCGCCGAGGTTGAGCGTGCCGTTGCGAAGCCCCGGCAGATACGTTCTGGCGAAACCGGGCGCTCGATACCCAGTCGTCTCGCCCATCGAGATCTGGGAGTCCGAGTCCGACTGGTTCAGGTGCTGGGAGAGATCGTACTGATCGACCAGGATCTGCGTGTTGCGGCCATGCAGGGGGCTCATACCTGGTCCTCAGCGGGTGCTGGCGCCGTGTCGGGCTCGATGACCCCCTGCTCCAGCAGCCAGGCAACAGAACTCGTCGGGAGATCGTCCACGATGGTGCCCGGCTCGGCCCGCTTGGTCCCGTAGTCGATGCCAATCTTGACGCGATAGCGCGTGGGCTTTTTCGTGCTCATGCCGCGAGCGCCTCCTCGATCGATGCCATGAAGCTCTGGCGGAGAATTCCCAGTCGGCCAGTCATGTCCCCATAGGCGCTTCCGATCACACGGTCGCGGTAGGGCTCGACGACGGTGACCAGGCCGCCGAGGGTGTGGTCGGCCAGCATGGCCTTCATGAGGTCCGCGTAGACGCGCGCGATCCACCGCGAGCGCGGCGTGATGTCGTCGCCCTGGACGTAGACGAAGACGTCGAATACCAGGTTGTGCACGTAGCGGCCCTTGTAAGCCCGATACCCCGTTTCGTCGCCTTCACCGCCCGCATCGACGATCCAGTGGGGGTAGTCGTTGACCTGCTCGATCTCGAGGTAGTCCCGATGGACGCGGCCGCCGGCGCTCGTGTAGTAGCCGTTCCCAGGGTCGATCGCGTTCAGCAGATCGACGACCTTCTCGTACACCTGATCCTCTTTCGGCTCAGACATCGCCGAGCGCCTCTGCGACGCGGCGATTCGCCGCCGCGGTCAGGGGACCGATGGAGGCCTCAGCCGCGCGCTCGTAGAAGGGGACCGCCCGGGTGCCAGGGTGATACTTCACACGGGCTGCGTAGACCGTCTCCCCGCCAATGCTGAATCGGAGAGCGCGCGCTCCACGACCACCAGCGCGCTGGACACCGCGCCGCTGTCGCGCGGAGAGCCCACGCGGTTCGATGTTTTCTCGAGGGCCCGTGCCTAGCGCTACGAACCGAGCCCGAAATGCGTCAGGGCCCGTGGCCCGGATCACGCCGCGCCAGCCCCCGAGGAGCATCTCCGCGCGGACCTCCCCAGTGATCGACGCCTGGAGCCGCCCCGTCCGCCTGGGAGCGTGCCGGCGCACCAGCGGCACCGCGATCGCGACCGCGTCTTCCATGATCAGCCGCTGGGTCGCGCGCAGCCGCTCCGGGTCGATCGTTTCGAGGCCGCTGACGACGACTTCGACGAGGGGGGGTTGGGCCATCAGCCGACCCGCTCGTCCGCATAGAACCGGAGGAGATTGACCGCTTTCCAGGGCATCACGTAGCCGCTCGGCGTCGCATAGGTGACCTGACTTCCCGCCTGGCCAAACCCGAGCTGCTGGACCGTCGTCAGCTGCTTCTGCTGGTCGCGCGCGTATAGTTCTTGGACCACATACTTGCAAGCGCGCTGGATCGGTCCGGGAATGGGCTCATCATAGCCACAGGACAGCGTCAGGAGGACGTTGTAAGGATTCAGCGCGCTCAGCGGACACCACCCGCGATAGCGGTAGAGGCGATCCGCGTGGACGATCACATCTTTATCAGCGGGGTCGCCGTCGGCTTCGCTCGTCCAGAGCGTCTGCAGCTCTCCGTCTACCGTGACCGTCAGCGTGTCGCCCAGACTCACCGGATAGGTAAGTCTCTTCCCGGAGAGGGTGACCCCGCGGAGATAGAGCACACGGCCGCTCCTCGGCCCTTCAATCCTCTCGTTCGTCAAGGCGACTTTCTTGAGCGGGCGTCGGCACCAGTCGTCGCAGTGCGTGGAGGCGTCGTTGATCGACACCTCGATGTCGGTGTCCGCCTCGGCCGATTTGATGTTCAGGAACGCCTTGGCGTCGCCGAGGGTGATCAGCGCGTTGGGGTTTAGGGGCATGAGGGCGATGATGCCGACGAGCGCGAGGGATCCGATGCGCATGGTCCTCGCGCCCGTCAGAACTTCTCCTTACCCCACGACCTCGTCGACGCTGGCCGCGTGCGCAGGCGTGTAGCGCGCGTCCATGCCGAAGAGGTACGCAGCCAGATCAGCGCCAGCTGTCGTGAGCGTGCACGAGAGCCGCACGAACCGGAAGCCGCCGTTGACGTCGAGCTCCTCGGCCAGGCAGTTGATGAACGCCTGCTTGTTGCTGTCGGTCCCAGCCTGGGTCATCTGGGTCATGGCTTTACCGGTGACATCCTTGGCGCCGGTACCGCTGCCGTCTGTCGCCTGTTCGAGCTTGGCGTCAAGGACACCGTTCGTCACGAAGTCACCGACGGCGACGAAGCCCAGTAGACTCTCGTACTTCGAGGCATCCACCCAGGCTGTGGTGACGGTGCTCGCCGCATAGGCGTCCGCGTCGATCACCCCGAGCAGGGTGACTCGCTGGCTTGGCTTGACGTTCGGATTCATCATCCCCTCCTTACCGCGCCGCGAGCGTGATGAAGCTCGACTGGCTCGACTGGCTGTTGGGCTGGGTGACCGCCGCACTCAGGAACGGCTGCCCGCCGAGGCGGAACGTCCAGCGGAACGCCGAGGCGTTGAAGTCGAAATACAGATGAATCGAGGTGGCGAAGCGCACGCCGCCTGCGCGCCGGAGCAGGTAATAGCCGTTGAGGTCGATCAGGCTGATGTCGCCGACGTCCCCCAACGCGGAGCAGTGGCGCGAAAACCGGATCGGAACGCCGAGCAACATGCCACTCGGCGCCTGCTGGAGGCCCTGGTTCTGGGCCTGCCAGGCCGGCTCGTTGCCGATCTTGAGATCCACGAGCTGGGGCACTGAATCCCGGGTCATGACCCAGAGCCAGTTGCTCCCGGGGTTGTCGAGCATCCGCGCGTACATCTTCAGCACGTTCTTGGCGACGATCGTGTCGGCCGTCTGACCGCCCTCCGCCGCCTGAGTGATGAGGCACGGGGCGTTGAGCCAGCCGAGCGGCTGACCGGCACCGGTCCCGCGCATGATGGCGTCGGAGGCCTTCCACTGGATCGCCCGGCCCGCTCCGCGCACGAGGCGGCTGGAGGTCAGCGGCGCGTCCTCGAGTTCCTCCTCGGTGGCCGAGGCAAAGGCATAGAGCTCATGAATCCGCAGCTGGCTCGGGTCGGTGACCAGCCTCGAGGGAGTCATCGCCGACGCCTCGGCCCGCCACTTCGCCTGGATGCCGGTGGCGCCCCACGGTGTGGACTCGTCGCGCACCCAGTTGACCGCGTTCCGCTCGGTGTCCTCGACGAAGACCAAGCCTTGGAGATCCGTGGGCTCGAAGGCGATGTCCCAGATCCCATCGCGGACTGCCGGCGGGACCATGTAGCCTTCCTGAGAGTGGCCCTCCTCGTGGTATGGCGACGACGGCGCAGCAGCCCCGATCTGACTCAGCGCCATCAGGCGCTGGTCGACCCTGCCGCCTGGAATGCACGCCGCACGGACCGACCTCGCGAAGTCAGCCGCCGTCGCGAACCCTCGCATGGGGTCCTGCTCGCCGCGGTCGGTCACCTGGATCGAGCTGACCGCGGATGCCTGGCGCTCGGCCTCGAACTGCGCTTCGTACCGGGCCAGGTCCGCGTTGATCTGGGCCACCTCGGCCTTGATGGCGTCGTGCCGAGCGCGGCCTTCGTCGGTCAGCGGAGCATCGAGAAGGGCACCGGACTCCCTGAGCAGGTCCGCTCGCCTCTGCTGGAGGACCCTGTAGTTGCCGCGCATCTTGTCGTCTCCCCGGCGCCGGTGGGCTCGCGCCGGGGAGAACAAAGAGGCGCGCGTCTACCGGGCGCCTCTCGAAATCGTCTTCGCGTGAGGTCACCCGTAGGCGCGCGCCCCTCAGCGGAGGCCGCTTCCTACGTCACTCTCGCCTCATCCGGCTCGGCGGCCGGCTTGCCGACGAGAGCCTGCTCGAACGTCACGCTACGGCCGCGCGGCCGCACGTGTCAAGGAAATTCCCTTCAGCGTGCACCTAACGCAGTCTGCATCTGCCACCGGCGGCGCGAGTCAAGGTCTACGTCAGCCTCAGCTCTGCTCCCTGACCGGTTGACGCGCTTCGATAGTCGCTGGATTGTCGCCTCGATCGTCTCAACTCGGTCCGCCATGCCCAGCTTGACCGCACGCTCGGCCCCCACCATCCGGCCCTCACCGAACTCCTCACGCACTGCCTTCTGGGCGACCCCGCGACCACGCGCGACAGCCCGCACGAACTGATCGTAGTACTCGTCGACTCGGGCCTGGAGATAGGTCCTGGCCTCATCGCCGAGCGGCTCATCGGGGTTCCCCTCGATCTTGAAACGGCCCGCATGGACGTACGTCACTTTGAGGCCATCCTGCTCATCGGCTTTCGACCAGTCCTCATGCACCGCGAGCACCCCGACCGACCCGACTTCCCCGCTGGGCGTCACCACGAGCTCGTCCGCCTGGCTGGCCACCCAATAGGCGGCGCTCGCGGCCATCGCGTTGGCCACCGCCACGATCGGCTTCGCGCCGCGGCTTTCGTAGACCAGCTGGCCCAGCTCCGGCACGCCGTGGACCGACCCGCCTGGGCTATTGACGTCGAGCACGATGCCGCTGATCTGTGGATCAGCCAGGGCTCGCCGAAACGCAGTACCGAACACCTCCGTCGAGGTCCCGCCCGGCCCGCTAATATCGTCCACCTGATTCATCCTGTGCGCCATGAGACCGAACAACTGCAGTCTCGCGATCCCGGGCTGCTCCGTTGCCGGATCACCCTGCCGCGCAGCGCTCAGTCGCTGAGCGATCTCCTCAGCGGAGAAGCGGCGGCCGTCCACGCGTCGCGCGAGGACCTCGACCAGCACGTCCATCGCCGATGGCAGGATCGCCCACGAATGCTCAGCCACGGCCCGCCAAATCCGGGAATACTTCATCGCCTCACTCCTTCCTCATGCACGAGCGTGAGCAGCTCGTCGACGGTCCACGTCTCGATCGCAGCGACACCGTGCTCACGAAGGGACGCCCGGTGCCGGGCCGCATAGTCGCGGGCCTGGAGATAGGCGACCTGCAGCCGCTTCGTGACCTCGATCGTCCACTCCTCCCCGTAGAACGCCTCGATCCATGCGTGCCACTCCTCGCCGCGCGACGAGAGCTTGACCGCCTGAGCACGCACACGCTCGGTCTCACGCTTGAGTAGCGTCTCCGCAGACTCTTGAGCAATCAACTCTAGCCGGAATACGTGCCTGACCGATCGAGCCTCTTCCTCGTCGTCGTCGTCGGCCCCGGGCTCGGCCTTGTCGTCCGGAGCCGCCGGCAGCGCCCGCCGCGGCCGAGCGCCCTCGGGCTTCCCGCCGCGGTCCATGTTCAGCGGGGTCAGCGGCTCGTCGAGCCCAGGCAACGGGTTCTTGTCCTCCAGCACCCGACACTCGTTGCGAGTAAAGATCCCGTTCGAGACCATGACCCCGTAGACGTTCGCGCGGTCGAGCGCATGACCCCGGAGGAGCACGTCGAGATTGAACTTGGCGTACACGTCGGGCTCGATGACGAGGTCGCGCTTGATCACCCCTTCCCATTTCGTCGCGAGCGGTCTGATGGTGTAGTCGACGAACTCGCGGGCGAACTGCTCGATGCTCGCGAAGGTCGGGGTCTTCGACGCGCGCAACATGTGCTCCGGCATGTTGAGCCAGCGCGCGCACTCCTGGACCATGAACGCGCGGCTCTCGGTGGCCTGCGCATCGCGCAGCCCGAAGCCGAACGTCTTCAGTTCCATCCCTTCCTCGAACAAGAAGGGTCGGTGCATGTTGCGCAGCCCGCCCACGCGAGCCTCGATGTCCGCCTTCAGTCGGTCGTAGGCCGGATCGCTCAGGCGCCCCTTGTGCTGGGCGACGATACCCGGCCGAGCGCCCTGCTGGAAGAAGAGCGCCTCGAACTTCTCGAGCGCCGTCCAGAGCCCGATCGCCTCACGCGCGAGCGTGAGCAGCGGCGCCGGGACGAAGCGATGGATTCCTATGCCGCGTAGGTGCATCACCTGGTCCTGGACGAGCGTCCGCTCCGTTCCGTTGTCCTCGAGAACCTGGTAGCGGAGGCGTCGCGAGGGGAGTTGCTCGATCGTCACGCGCTCGGGATCGAGCGGCACGAGCGCGTCGATCGCCCCTCGAGGGCCCGGGATGATTTCGGCGATAGCGTTGTTCCACAAGATCGCCTGCGCCGTCATCAGCTCGCGGAACTCTTGCGAGGTCTGCCAGCCGTTCGGCTCGTCTCGCAAGACCGACCAGAGCGGCGAATCCTTCGCCTTCTCTTTCCGCTCGAGGCCCGTCGTGGGGTCATCACCGAGGTCGCGGAACAGCTGCAGCGGGCTGCTGCCGATCGTCTCTGCAATGACGCGCACGCCCTGGTAGAGGCATGAGCAGCCGAGCGCAATCTCGGCTGTCACGCGGATCCCTGTCGCGGACAGGACTGACATCACCGGCGACCAGTAGCGCTCGTCGGTCGGGTTCGCCATCGCACGCCAGGTTGGTTGAACGAGATCGCTGAACAGTCCCATTTCAGCTGATCTTACGGCCCCACACCGCGAAAACCAAAACAATCGCGCCTGTTGCCAGGCATGCGGCGCCCACGCCGGCCGTCAGCCAGAGTCCAAGCGCGATCAGTGCCAGACCCAAGATGGCTTCGATGGCATTGGCTCGCACGGCTACCCCGACGCAGAAGCGTTTCAACCCCGTCCGCGTCCACCGAACAGCGCGGCCGAGACCACTCACAGATCTCTCAGCCCCCGCCGCTCATACACGCTGCCCCCCTCGTCGACAATGGCCCGCGCGAGCGCCGTCACGAGTGCCGAGACGCCGTCGATGCGCTCGGGCGATTCCTTTTTCGATGGCTTCATGTTCCCGTTCCCATCCACGTCAGGGAGCACATTCCTGACGCAAAACCGCATAATGGGGTGCCCGTCATGTCGCAGTTTGCGCTGGAGCACAAGGGTCTCCAGCGTCTTGCTCGCGCTCGTCAGGTTCGCCATGGTCTGCGGCACCGCAACGATCGGGACGTTGTCACGCTGCAGACGCGCCATCGCGTCCCGCGCGTTCCACGGGTCGAAGGCCACCTCCACGACGTCGTGCTCGCCCATCAGGGCGTGGATGCGTGCCTCGACATACGAGTAGTCCACGCTGTTGCCAGGAGTCGGCTTCAGGTAACCCTGCTCTGCCCAGAGCGGGTAGGGCACGCGATCCTTGCGCGCGCGCGCGTCCATGTTCTTTTCCGGGCACCAAAACTCTGACGCGAGAATCGTCATGCCCCCGTCCTGATCGGGACGGAGCACAATCAGGGCCGTCAGGTCAGTCGTGGCGCTGAGGTCCACGCCGAGGTAGACGCGCTCCCGTCTCGGCGCGGGCGGATCGGCACGGCACGCATCCCACGCCGGGAGGGGAATCCACCGTATGGCGGCCTCCGCGCCCCACTGGTTGAGATAGAGCCTCCGGAAGCTCGATTCTCGAGCCTGAATCTCTTTCGCCTCACGCGCCTTCTCTCGCATCTCTTCCAGGAATCGAAAGCTTCCGAGGGCAGGGTTACATGCTCGCCACACGGCCTCGTCCTGCCAGTCGGCCTCTTCAGGGGCCGCATAAATCACAGGAAGCAGGATCGAGTTCTCGATGACCCCATCGCGGACCAGCTCGGCACGACGATGCACCTCAGCGCAGATCCCGTGCTCATCGTCGCCAGCCGTCGTCAGCACGGCCATCAACGGCTGGCTCCTGGCGCCAAAGCTCGTGGAGAGCACGTCGTAGAGTTCACGCGCATCCCAGACGTGCAGCTCGTCGACGATCGCGCCCGAGAGATTCATCCCATGCTTCGTTCCTGCCTCGGCCGAGATGACCCGATACCTCGACCCCGTCGCCGGGACGACGAGCTCTCGCTGGTATACCTGAGTCATGTCTTTCAGCGGCCCGCTCGCTTCGACCATCGAGCGGGCCACGTCGAACACGATCCGCGCCTGGTCGGTGTCCGCTGCCGCCGACACGATCTCCGCACCCGGCTCCCCGTCCGCGTACAGCAGGTAAAGCGCCAGGGCCGCGCCGAGCGTGCTCTTGCCATTCTTGCGAGGCATCGTGACGTAGCACTCTCGGTACTGTCGCCGTCCGTCCGGTAGCAGCGTGTCGAACAGAGGCCGGACGATCCCGTTCACCTGCCAGCGCGCCAGCACGAACGGCCTGCCGGCATGCGGCCCCTTCACGTGGGTCAGGAACCGGCGACAAAACGACACCACCCGCGACGACGGCGTCTGCGCTCGCATCCGCGGCAGCTTCGTCGCAGGAGGTAGCGCCTTCGGCCCGGCTCTCATGCGCCCGTCACCTCCTCATGATGCGGTGTGTAATCGAGAAAGTGACCGCGCCGAGGTACTGCACCGGGCATCTCCAGAGATTTGACCCTCCCCCGGAGGTCGAGGGCGAGAGTCGGTGCCAACGTCGAGTGAAACAGGAATGAAGGCGCGCTGAACGCAAGTGAAGGACAACGAGAGACGGTAGCTAGGATCATTCACTGGTGCGGGAGCCTGTCGTGGCAGGGCGCACACAACCCGCGCCCGTTATCGAGAGTCATGGTACCTCCTCGTGATTGCGGAACGATGTGATCCGCCACCGTTGCCAGCGCTACCTGACATCGCACGCAAATGCGATCCCTCGCCAGCACCGCCGATCTCCAGCGCTGGTGGGTGTAACCGTACCCACGAGAGGTGGGACTTCCACGCAGGCGCTCACGTGCGCGCGCACACTCACGACAGCGACCGGCGGATAGCACTAGCTTCCCGCAGCCGCCGCTGCATGGCCGGGGCGGCGCCGTCGGCATCAGTCGGCTCGCTCGCGCTGCGGCACCATCGACTCCGCCCGACCAGCGCGGTGAGCTGGGCACTGCTTGGCTGCTGGGAACTCGGCGAGGCGATCGGCGCGCAGGCACTTGCCGCGCCAGTGGTTGTGCGGACGCGGGCAGTCGACGTGCATCGCGTCCTGAGGGTACTTCTCCCATCGGGTGCCATACGCGGACTCCCACACGTATGGGCGAGCCGGATCAGGCGCGTCCAGATAGGGGCCGCCTGGTGTCCAGCGCTTCGGTGGCCGTCCGTCCTCAACGGCGACAGCCGAGTCCCCCTTTGAAGGGGGACTATAGGGGGATATAGGAGAGGATATGGGTTCGCGTGGTGCTTCGCGTGTGCTTCTTCTGCTTGAAGCTACGTGCTGCAATTTTGCTTCGCGCCTGGATTCCCCCGACCGCTGGCCACCTATGCGTCCTGCTTGACGTTTTCGCTCAATGAGGGCCTCGATCTCAGAGCTTGATTTCTGCCAATCCAGGTAGTCGTGTATTTGGTACGAGTCGCCACGATCTGCCACAAGCGAGCCACGAATGAGCCGAAGTATGTCGCGATCCGGTCGTAAATGCCCGGGTGCGATCATGGCCGCGCGCTTACCCTTGAGGGCCGTTTTGGGGATGAATCCATCGGTTCGGTGCAAACTGCAGTAACACAGGAGGCAGATGTACATATCCCTGGCCACAGGCCCTACGGCCAGGGCCTTACGGTGGGTCGGGAATCGATCGTCGAGCCGGACCCAAGTCATGACTCCGGCTCCTCTTGGAATGTCAAATACCAGGGTGTAAATGCTAGGCGGCACGAGCCGGTTTCACCAGACCTGGCCTTATCGATAATCAGCTCCCGCTCGCTCTTCTCAGCGTCCGGTTTCCAGAGAAGGAGAATGACGTCGGCGTCGTGGTCGATGTCGCGTGTCTCGCGCAGGTGGCGCATGGTAGGCCGGCCACGCTTGCCCCGCTCGTTTGGGCCAGGGGTCATGCTGGACAGGGCGAGCACGGTCATGTGGTAGCGCTTCGCCAGGCGCTTGAGGGTCGCGCTGACGTAGCGCACCTCGAGCCTCCGATCGGTGATCGAGGTTGGGCCCTGGACGAGCTGGAGGTAGTCGACGATCAAGAGGCGGATATCCTGCTCTGCCCTCGCCGCGGACTTCACCAACCGCACGAGCTGGCTGATGCTGGTTACGTCATCGCAGATGGCCAGCTGGAGGTCGCCGAGCTGCGGGATGATACGCTCGATGCGGGTACGCTCGTCCTCCCGGAGTTCATGCTTGCGGATCGAGGATGCTGAGACCATCGCCGCCTGAGACAGGATGCGACCGCCGAGGGCGACGCGATCCATCTCCAGGGAGATCATGAGGACACGGTGAGAGCCGTTCTCGGGGTGAGACGCGAAGCGCCCCCACTCTGTCGCGAGAGCAGTTTTCGCATCGCCAGGTCCCCCACCGAGCACGATGTATTCGCCGCGCCGAAACCCCCCACCGAAACGCTCGTTGAGGTACGGAATGGGAGAAGGGATCAAGTCCGGAGCGCCGAAGAAAACGTCTAGCATCGTCTCCTCGACCACGGTCCCCAACGGGACGACGGTGCCGACCTTGGCGCTCCGCTCCTGGGCGGCCTCGGGGTCCGTCCGTTCCGCGATCTTCGCCAGGGCGTCGGCCGTCTCCTGGGCGAGATCTGCAGGCGAGGTGCCGTTTCGAGCGCGCTCGAGCGCCCGCTCGAGCGCCTGGATCTGCTGGCGCTTGCCGCTCTGCTGCAGCACGATGCGGATGTAGTCCTCGAGGTAGGCGGCGATGCACGCCTGCTCGATGAGGAGCGCGATCCCAGCGGGGCCGCCCGCCAGCTCCAGCTCGCCGGCCTCCGCGAGTGCATGGTGGAGAGTCAGCTCGTCAATCCCCTGCCCGCCCTCGTGCAACAGTACGAGGGCCCGGAACACCACCCGGTGCGACTCGAGGTAGAAATCCTCGACGTCGAGGCGAGCACAGATCGACTCGAAGGACGGCGGATCGAGCAGCGCCAGGCCGAGGACCGCCCGCTCGCTGGCGATGTCGTGGGGAGGGATGGCGATCTCAGAACGGGACGCCATCTCCACCGTCCATGCACCCTGGGTGCCGCACCACGAGCAAACCGCCATCGTCCACCCCGCACCCCTCGCAGACATGTCCACACCCCTCGGAATCCGGCGCGTGACGAGCGCGCTGGCGCCGTGCGGGCGCTTTGGCGGGCGCCCCCTGCCCGACACCCTCCCGCTCGCGCTGCGGCCCTCTGAGCGCCCCCTGGATGGCCTCGCGCGTATCCGGGTAGAGATCATGGACGTTGTCGAGCACCCACTGCAGGTACGGACGCGGCAGGCTCGCGATCGGCTGCCCACGGTACTTGCCAAAGGGCATCTCGGTGATCACGCCGGATTGCTCGCCAGCAGGGCCGGCAGCTCCGGGCCGCTCAGCCGAGGGATGATGACCTGCCCGACCGTGCGGGCCGTGCCAGGGATGGCGATGTGGGCCAGGAACGCCATGTCGAACGTCATGAGCCCGCTGTCGACGGCCTCGAGGAGCGCCTTGACGGTGACGAGCATCACGCGCCAACGCCGGCGGATCTCCTGATCGCGCTTGGCCTCGGATCGCCAGGTCTTCGGATCGGGCATCGGGATCTCCCACTGAATCTCGCGGCTCTTGAGACGGAAGTACACCGTCGCCTTGTCTGGTGCGGTCATCGTCCCGAAGTGCGTGGCGCCGTACCGAGTCACGACGCGCTCGATCTCCATACGGGACTTCTCCTGCGGAACGGTCGTGTAGGCGGCGTAGCGCCTCATGGCAATTCAGTCATGGACTCGGCCACTCCTCCCACTCCGTCACCGAGCCAGTGGAGCGCCGCTGCAACGAGTCGAGGTGGACCGGGACGCCTTTGCGTCGCTTGGTCTTCCCCAGCCTCGAGCCGCGTGCCGCCTGTCCCACTCCTCCCCACGCGCGGTTGAGCTTGGGGCTTCCCCTGACGATCTGCTCCCACTCGGCCTGCTCCTTCGCGCGCGCCCGCGCGCAGATGCGCGCGAAGCGTTCGTGAGTGTCAGGACGTATGGTCATGTCGCCTCTCCGTGCACGGAGCGTGTTGGTCGGCCCACCCGGAATTGAACCGGGACCTGACCGGTTATGAGCCGGCTGCTCTGGCATTTGAGCTATGGGCCTCCAGGTCGTACAGGGGCACGTGGCCATTAGATCCTCCGTCTGTACGCGAGCAGATCACGGTAAATCCGTTTCGCTGGGAGGTCGGGACCGTGCCGGTATTCAGCACGTTGCTCGACATCGGTCAAGATCGGCACGATGTTGAGCGCAAGAGCCGCGGCGGTGTCTAGGTCCGCTTTTGGCGCCCACTCCGTCGATGCCGCCCTTGTCCACGCCGCCGCCTCTGCTGCTGCCCTTGCCGCCCACGCCGCCGCCTCTGCTGCTGCCCTTGCCGCCACCTCTGCTGCCGCCCACACCGCCGCCTCTGCTGCCGCCCACGCCGCCGCCTCTGCTGCTGCTCTCGCCGCCCTCCACGCTCTCCCCGATATACACGTGGCGCCCGCCTGCCTTGCCGCCTCTGCTGCTGCCCACCCCGCCGCCTCTGGCGCCACCTTTGCCAGTTCTACCGCCGCCCTTGCTGCTCCGATGACACGAGCTTCTCCAGACAGCCATTGATGAGCCCATCGCACGTACTTCTCGTGCTGTGGTGTAATGAGAGAGACCAAGATGCCGAACGCAACCCGATGTGTAGTCGTGACGGCAGGCACAACTAGCTCTCGATCCAGCGTGAGGGGCGAGCACCCCATTTTTAGCCCGTAGTCGTTGTCCATGCCCACCACGCCATACCCCAAGAACAGACGTGGCCGCGAAAATCCAGCATGCATAGGATTGAGCATCAACGCGAGCGGAGCGCTCGTGTACACATGCGCCCACCCAGGACCACACATGGCACCTACACAGGAGAAAATGTGCTCGCGTCCAAGATCCCATTGGTATCCTTTGTATGTACGCATCTGCTGGTCGGTGAGTTTGTAGACAGTCGTTCGTCCGAGGGCGATCACTCGTACCTCCCGTCGATGGCGTGCAGCGCGCGCTGCTGCAGCCGGCACTTTATCCCCTCCTGTGGGTTACCAACGCCTTTAGCTCTAAGGTCCAGAGGTCGGTCGGCTCATGACACTCGCTCGAAATCTTCATGACACTCGTCTGCGCGACCAATCATGGCTACTCCTCCCTCTCGTACTGGCTGGTATCCGAGAGCCAGCACTCGCAGCTAGAGCAGTCGCACCCCTTGTCGGGGTTGGGCACTTCCTGCGGTCGTTCACGTTCCGTGAACACCACGTCCAGCGCGAACGCCAGCGCGCGTCGGCGACGGTGGCCAATCCACAGAGCCCGGATGTCCTTGTCCAGCGCCGCGATCGTTCCCCGGAGGGATCGGTCTCACGGCGTCCGCTGGACCAGCGCTGGCTGGTCCACCACGCGCTCGACCTTGATCACCACGCCCGGCGCCAGGTCGTAGCCCTTCGTCACGTGCAGGGCGACGATTTGGGAATCGTCGCGGTAGATCACCCCGCGCAGAGCATCCGTGACGGCCTTGGCCAGGTTGTCCGCATCAGGCTTTTTCACGTGATGGCGCGCGCGCCTCGGCAGCGACTTTGGCCGAGGGAGCAGAAACGCCAGCGACATGCTGAGCGGCCCCTCCACCGGTGCGGGCGGCTTGGCGTCCAGCGCCTGCGATAACACCGTCCGCTTCCAGTCCTTGTCCTCGGCGCGCTCGTACACGGATGCCGTGATGATGCCGTTCGGTAACCGCAGTGCGCGCGCGCGCGGTCGACCCTGGGCGACGGGCAGGCCGTAGATCCGGACGTCGAGCAGCGGCACCTAGCGGCCCTGCGACCTGATGCTGCTGGCCGTGGCCTCGATCTGCGCCTCGAGCTTCTTCCGGGCCGCCAGCTGCTCCGTGCCCGGACTCGGTGCCACGCTGCACGGTGCCGGCTTGCGTAGCTCGCTTCGGCAGCCCGTCGACCCCACCCATCCACCTCGGGGGAAACACTCAATCACTTCGGGAACTCCCTCACCCGCAGATCCTCTGGCCACTCGCTCATGTCTCCCCCCTTGCGGTCGCGGAGTCCATCCGGCCAGGTCCAGTCCTCGCCAGGAGGTCGGGTCCGATGGTCAGTTGTCGGCTTAGCCCCGAGCTGCTTGACGAAACACGCAACGCCCGCCGCCTTGCACTGCGCGATCACCGACCGCGCCCACGCCACGTTGCAGGGCCGCGCGCCGGGCCCGCTCTCACCGCCGAAGATGATGAGGTCGAGGCCTATGCGTGGGCCCCAATGCGGGAGGTAGGGGGCGAAGTCCACCGCGGCCAGCGCCGGCTCGTAACTGACGAAACGGATGGCCGCAGGAGCCCGCAGGAGGTGAGGGAGCCTCTCGCCTGCGGTCGGCTCGTCTTCGACGGAAACCCCGAACCACACGTTAGGGATGGGCCACTCATTCAGCTCCGTGGCCAGGCTCGTGGCATCGCGATTGTGGTTCCCCTTGAACCATCCGGCGATGAAGTTCCGGCGGCGCGTCTCCTCGGAGATGTAGGCACGCATCCTCTCTGCGCGCTTCGTGAGGATCTGAAAGGTGTGCTGCGGGGCGGCGACCATGACCGAGAGGATGCGGTCGATCCACTCGTCGGGCACGGACTCGTGGAAGAGATCAGACATCGAGTTCACGAAGATAAACTTCGGCTTCTTCCACGTGAGGGGAAGCCGAAGCGCATCCTCGACGAGCTGGACCTTGCCCGTCCACTTGCCGTTGTGCGCTAGCCCCTCGTACGGCATCCCCTCACCAGAGAACCTGGACGCCACGCGCGCGGCGTAGCAGTTCCGGCATCCCTCGGAGACGCGCGAACAGCCACGGAGGGGATTCCAGGTCGCGTCGCACCACTCAATCGAGGTGGAGGTGGAGCTCATCGGCTTGGCTCGAGGTGCCAGGACCGGGCCACCGCCTGGAGGACATCGAGCACGCGGCTCTCATCGAACGCCAGACACGCCATGCAGTGCTCGGGGTCACCCTCCAGGCCATGCCTCTCGTGCATGTGGGCAAGCACGTCGGTGACCTTGAGCAGCGCAGTGATCAGCGTCTCGCAGGTGACGATCACGCCAGCTCCTCAAGTAAAGCACGACACAGTGCGGTGGCCTGGTTGACTTCCACGGCGTTACCCACCTGCTTCACGCCCTCGCTCTTCGTCCCGGCGAAGCGATAGCCCGGGGGGAACCCTTGTCCGGCGGCGAGCTCGTGGAGCTGGAGCATCCGGAAGCGGATGTCGAGACGCTGCCCGTTTACCACCGGAGTCACGAGCCCATATCGATCCCGGGTTGTCAGGGTTCCGAGCGGGGCTTCGACCGATTGCGCCCCGCCAGTCCCGTTGTAGCGAGTCAGGAACGGGGTCACCAGTGCGCCCGCACCGTGACCCGTCACCGACGGCAGGGGAACATTGACGGAGTGCACGCGCGGTCTCTGACCGTCGCGTTCGCCGAAGAACGGAACGATAAATGGTTCAACGACCCCGAGGCCATTCCCGCCGGCTGTGATTGTCGGGAGCGGGCGAGCAAGCGATCGGACTCTACCGCTGTTGCCACGCCCGCCGCCTTCCCCGTGATTCACCTGGACGAGGAACGGCTCCACCAGGCCGATCGCGCCCTTGGTGGCGATCGTGGGAAGAGGCTTCCGAACGGATCGCGGTGCGCCGCCACTCTGCATGTGGCCGCCGCTGGCGGCGAGCGCTGGCAGTGGTTCGTCCAGCGAGCGCCCGTCCATGTTGCGGAACACCACAAGGAACGGCGCCAGGGCCTGGCCACCGAACTTGCGTAACCCGGCGAGAATCCGCCGCATCGTCGTCTCGGCCAGCGGGCGATGGCGGGAAAAGATAGATTCTCCGGGTAACGACCAGTCGATGATCTCCCTGGCCGCCCGCCAGGGCCTCGCGCCGTCGAGTGTCGGCTGAGCAGCGTGAGTCGGGGATGGCCAAATGATAGGCCCGCGGCCTCGACGGGCAATGATGTACAGACGACGTCTGGTCGTGGCCGCACCGTAGTCAGCCGAGTTGAGCACCCGATCTTCGACGTGGTAGCCGAGGGATCGGAGCGTGGCCAGGAAAGCTCGGTACGTCTCGCCCTTTCGGGCCTTGATCGGTCGGCCTTTGGTGTCGATCGGGCCCCACTCTCGGAATTCCTCGACGTTCTCGATGAGCACCGATCTCACATGGAGCAGCTCCAGCCACCGGAGGAGGTGCCAGGCGGAGGCCCGAGACTGATCGTTCATTGGCCGCCCGCCTCTCGCCCGTGCGTGATGCCGGCACTCGGGCGAGGCGATCAGCAGATCCAGCTTGCCGCCCGGGATGACCGCCAGCGGGTCGAGGCTCTCGACCGACGCGCACAGGTGTCTGACACCTGGGTGGTTCTGGGTGTGCGTGTCGATCGCGACGGACCAGTGGTTGACGGCGAGCAACTCGACCTCTACGCCGGAACCCTCAGCCGCACGCAATAGGCCCGTGCTGGTCCCCCCCGCGCCGCAAAACAGATCGGCTGCGCGGATTCTCCTCACGCCGCCCCCACCCGATCGATCAGACGCTCGCGTTTTTCACGTCGTGCGGCTGAGGCCCCGACCCTATCCAGAAGACGCTCGATCACGCGGACCTCAGCCCGCGTATCGACCAGCTCCTCGTGTAAACTATCACGGAGGGGCGAGATCGCCTCAGGCGTGAGCTGGCGCCGTTCCGGCACGGCGATGGCCACAGGTGGAACGACGGTCGCCTCGGCTGGGCGACGAGACGCCTTCCGCCGGCCACCGGCGCCCTTCCGCTTGCACCCCTTCGAGTGAGAGCCGCCGGTGTGACGGCAGTACCCGCAGGGCTTCGGTCCCGCGTCCGTCGTGGGGGCGCTAGTCGGGCATTGGGGTCTCCGGTGACCGGGCTGACCGCAGGCACGGCAGTGGCGTACGGGCATGGGCTCCTCCTGGGCATCACGCGTTGCGTGCAGGCGTTGTGGCGTGGGTTGTGGGGCGGGGGCGCCATCCAGCCCCTCGGCGGCCTTCCGGGCCTCGCTGAGGGCCGCTGTGTAGCTCACGAGATGCGTCGTCGCCAGATGGTTGGCCAGACGCCCTGGGTGGTCGAATTGCTCAGGGCAACGAGGGCGGGGGCACTGGATCGCCATGTCCGGGATCAGCGGCACCCGATGAAACCGGAAACTATTCCGCTACGCGTTTCCGCATCATGACCAGATGTGGATGGGCTAACCCCCTGATTTCCCGACGTTGAACCGGAAGTGGCATTCAGAGTACGCGTCATCGATCTCCGCTCCATTGTTCGCGTTCCGGCCGTGGAGTTTCCGATTCCTCCCGGTCGTTTTCGGTACGACGCGGAATGGCCCCGCCCACGTATCGCCGTAGCGCGTCAAGCTGTTGTTCCCGCGCCTCGTGCAGTTCGTGCGGCAGGACATGCTCGTACCGCTCCAGGGACCGGATGCTGGTGTGGCCGAGCAGCCGACTGCGGGTCACCATGTCCACGTCGGCGAGCCGGGCAATCACGTTGGCCGTGTGGCGCAGCTTGTGCGCGCTGGTGCGCCTGGTCACGCCGGCCGCCGCCGCTAAGCGGACCACCATGTTTGACAGCGCCGCCCGCCCCCATCGCCCGTGATCGCTGTGAATGAGCAAGGGATCGTGCGGCTCGGCCTTCACGCCCCGCAGGAGCACCCACTTGTGCAGGGCGTCCCCGAGAGCCAGGGATAGCGGCACCTGGCGCGTCTCTTGACGCCGCTGCTGCCCCCGCCCCTTGCGTTTGACGGCGAGGTAGTACCGGCCGTCAGCCTCGCGCAGATCGTCGACGTTGAGCCGTGCCGCTTCGCCGACACGCAGGCCGGTCTCCACGAGGAGATCACGCGCCAACGCCTTGTAGGGCGGCGCCTGCACCTCGAGCAGCTTGCGGAGATCGTCAGGGCCGACATATCGGGTTTCCTGGCGCTGTGCGGTGGGCCACCGGAACGACTTGGTGGGATCCTCTCTCACCAGCCTCCGCTCCTGAGCGTCCCGGCACATCATGCCGTGCTTGGCGAGCGTCGACAGCGCCGACAGCGAGCGGATGATGGTGTTGGGATGGATGCCCCGCCGCCCGAGATCCTCGGCGAACCCGAGGACGTTCGCATCGTTGAACGATCGCACGTCGTCGGCCCCGCCCCGGCTCTTCACGCTGGCCAGAAACTGCATATAGGTGCGGTCGTAGACGGTCAAGGTCTCCTCGGCGTACCCCCACTGACGGAGCTGGTGACAGCACTGGCGCGCGAAGTCGCGGAAGGTCATGATGGCGTCCCACCCTGGATCAATTGGGATCCTGGTGCGGGGGATGGTACGCGAGGTCATGGACGGTTCGCCTCCACCATCTGCTCGATCCTCTTCTGCAGCGCGGCCTGGCCGTCCGCCAGGCGTTGGAGCAGCGCCAGGAGGCGTCCGTCCTGCTCACCTCGATAGGCGCGGTACTGCGCCATCGCCTCGCAGAGCTCCTTCATCGCGCCGTCGTAGGGTGTCACTCAGTCGGCCTCTTTACTCACGGTTGCGCTGTCAGCGACCGTCGACCTCCGTACTAATGTGACCATCAGGTCACGGTCTTCGGTGACGGTGACGGTGTACACACCGCCTGCAAGCTGGCTCGGGATGACAGACTTCTGCACCTCAGTCCACCAGGGCCCTCATCAGATCGTGCTGGGTGAAATCCCATCTCTCTTCGACGATTTTCGCGTGCTTTACACTCCGTATCACTGTGGTGTTCCTCCGGTCTTCTCCAGGCAGGTTCAGTCGACAGCAAACCCAGTCTTACGGCGCAGGACCGATAACTCCTGTTGTAATGCGCGATTCGATCGAGCGAGGTCAGTGTTGGCGTGAGACTCCCGCACACGTTGCGTCTGAGCCTCCTCATTGGCGGCGTAGAGCCTGTTGCGCTCTTCTTGCGACTCCTCCAGTGCTTTGGCGAGGGCGTGAACGTCACGGAGTGACTGCTGCACGAAGAGTTTCACGATCCTGCCGTGCGTCAGGCCAATCGTATTAAGCGCCTCCTGAGACGTGTTCGCCCTCGCCACCGCGGCCTCGATCTCGTCGTGGGAGAAAGTGGGATGCGATCCCATATGAGGATTCAGCCCCGCACGGACGTGACAGGTTTTGTGAACACGCGAATGCCTGCGATGGCCGTCTTGCCTTTAAGCGCCTGGACGACCTTCCGGATCGCGACGAGGTCCGGCACGAGGTACTCAGGCGGGATCTGGCTCGCGGCCACCACCTCGAAGTCCCACACCTCTCGGAAGCTGACCCCGTCGACCTTGGGCGCGGCTTGGACTGCGACCGGCGGGAGGAACACCGGCCGGGGCGCGACAGTCGGGATGGCGATCGGCGCCGCCAGGATCCTCTCCATCGCCTGTACGTCGCCGGTTTGCTCCTTTTCCATCGCGGCGGCGAGCTGGCGCTCCTCAGCCTCACGCTGGAGCCGGAGGCGCTCAGCCGCCACACGCTCGCGCTCCTGGGCCTCGAGCAACTCCTGCATGCGCTGCGCGGCTTCTTCGGCTTCGCGGCGAAGCCGCTCCTGTTCCTGCTGGTAGTCGGCGAGCTTGGGCTTGATAATCGCCTCAGCCTTCGCCGCCAGTACCGTGAGCCCGTCCAGTTTCGCCAGTGCTAACTGATGGTTCCGGTGGGCCGCCGCCACCAGTGGCCGCATGAACGTCTTAGCCTCGGTCAGGTACGCCTTCACCAGCTTCAACAATTCCGCGGCTTCGCGGAAGGTCTCGTCGTCGGTGATCGTTACCATCTCGGCTCGCCGGACGAGGTCGGCGCCCTGCGAGTCCAGGGCCGGCGTGTCGAGGGTAGCCAGGGTTTCAGTCGTCATCGGGTCCTCCGCTTCGCGTGGTACACCACCACGGCCGCGGTGAACTCCTGCTCAGCCCGGCCGTGCGTGTCTAGCTCGTGGAATCGGTACGTCGCATCGGCGCGCAGCTGTAGGGCCGCCGTGACCTCAATCGGCTCTGTCGGACGCGTCGCCTCCATGGCCATGCGGTAGGCTGCGAGTTGGCGTGCGGCGGCGTCGAGATCAAGCGATGCGGACGTCTTGAGGTCGATCAGGGCGCGTTTCGCGAGCAACCAGCCCCACAGATCAGGGTGTCCGCAGAACTTCCACCCGATGTGCTCGACCCGAAACTCTGCCGCGACCGGCTGGAACGCGCTCTCAGAGAGGAATGCCCTGAACGCGTGAAGATAGGGCGCTGTCGTCGGCGTGACATCGCTCTCGTCGAGATATCGGTAGACGACGGCCTCGGCGAGGGCATGAACGGCAACCCCGCGCGCTTGAGCTGCAGCGAGCACGTCGACGGGGATTCCCGAGAAGTCTGGGCCGAGGCCAGACTCCGCCAAGATCGCCGACACCCGTGGCCACGTGGGGGCGGTCACAGTCGGGCTCGCCCGAGCGCCAAGTGACTCACATACGACTGCGAGACACCGAACCGACCAGCGATGTCCACTTGCCGCTGTCCCTGGTCGGCGACTAGCCGACGGATCTCTTCGACCTGGGCCTCGGTCAGCTTCGTCGCACTGCCTCGGCGCACGTTGACGGTGTTCGTCACGGCCTCCAGGTGGGCAGGATTCACGCAGCCGCGGACGCGGCAGAGATGATCAAGGGTGAGACCGTGTGGTATAGGCCCCCGCAGCGTCGCGTAGACGACCCGATGAGCAAGCCTAGTTCGCCGCGCATCGTCCCCGACGATCCCGTAGCCGCTTGTGCGGGGGGCGATGGGCGCCACCTCGCCACACCCGCACCGACAGAGGCCGTGCGTCACGCGCGGAAGGTCGCTCACGCAGTCTTGCCCCGCGTCTTCAGCTCGGCGATCAGGTCGTCGTAGAGTGCGAGCGGAATCTCCTTGGTCGTGCTGAGCTGGTGGCCTGTGAGCAGCGTGTGGACCTGATCCTGATCCCACACGTGCGCGCGTGCGATGTCCCAGAATCGCTTCTGCTGGGCCTCGGAGATCGTGCGCGGTGGCTCCGGAGTGTCCTCCTGGACGTCGGGCTCGCGCTCCTCCGGGGCGTCCAGCACGACGCCCGCCGCCGACCCGCCCCCCGCATGCGCCATCTCCTCCGTGGTGTAGAGGCCCGACATCTCCATCGGGAACGCCTTGCGCAAGGCCAGCGCCTCGGCCACCTTGGCCAGCATCACATCCGGCATCTTCTCCCACATGGGAGAGATCATGGTCTTGTTGCCGTCGCGCGTGAACGTCTGGACGTAGCTCTGCCAGCGCGCGACCGCCCACAGCGGCTCACTGAATCCAGCGCGGAGCACACCGACCCGGGCAGCGGCCGGGGGCAAGGCGGCGAGCCACACGTCCTTCCAGGCGCCATCCGGTCCGCACCAGGCGGGCCCGAGTTGCCCAGCGTACTTGCCCGTGCGCTCGGCGATCAGCCGCAGGCCGTCGATAGACACCTGCACGGCCATCACTTCGCGGCGTTCGCGGGTGTCCCATCGCTTGATCGCGTAGATCTGGCGGACGAACGGATCCAGCCCCGTACGCTGGCACTGCTGGACGAACAGGGCCAGCTCGTCGTCGGTCGCGCCCTTGGCGATCGTGCGCTTGACCAAAGCGACCTGGTCGGGACTCCATCGCGGACTCTCCTGCCTGGCCGCAATTTCGGTGCTCATCGCTCGTCCTTTCTCGGCAAGTTCTCTGCCGCGTCGCGCACCGTCTGCTGGAGCATTTCGGCGAGGCGCTCGACCTCCTCGCGCAACTCAGCCTCTGAGAGCCGAAAGCATTTCAGCGCGTGGAGCGCGAGTACGGTGCAGCGCTGGTCGATCGTCATAGTCGCCATCTGTCCCCGTCCGTTTCTGATTCGTTCAGCGTCTTCTGGATTCACGAGGAGGGTCACATCCACGGTGCGGCCGGACGGCTGAGGAAGTCCGCCAGACACCGACGGATGTCGACCGTCGCCGGGGGAAGCGGACACCGTGGACGATTGAGTCACCGCGCGCTGCGCCGGCTTTCGACGATAGAAATGCAGCGCGATCGTATGCGACGGCAATTCGTATGCGCCCGGACGCGCGTCATTCATAGCGCTTTGACAGCCAAGCGGCCGTGAGCCGGAGCGCTTCCGGGCCGCTGAATTTCTGCGCGCACAGCTCCTCGTACATCCTCCGAGCCGCCTTGGCCACGACGCCGACCGCCTCCAGGGCATCACGCTCTGCCCTCTCATCCACTACAGCGAGATCCCCAGGCGCTTCGCCCACTCAGCGTCGGCGGTCGTATAATCCCTGCCAGGCCAGCATGCGCACTGATCTCGCATGGCCTGCCACCGCTCGTACTCGCGGTCTGCCTCGGTGGCCACGTGCCACGCGGCCGTGATCACGACGCCAGCCACACCGCCGACGATGAGCCCGAGCAGGAAGGTCATGCGCCCTCCTCCGGCGGCGGCGGCGGCGCCAGCTTGTCGGCGAACGGCTTGAAGAACGAGGCCACGTGCTCGGCGAGCTTGTCGCTGACCGCGACCCGCATCAGCGCGCCAGACCGGAGCGCCATCTCGATCAGCGTCATGGCGTCCTTGTCGGCGATCCCCATGCCGCGCAGCTGCTTGTACATGGTGCCCACCTCGTTGGCGACGCGCACGGCAGGATCGTCGGGGTTGGCCTGGTCGTAGAGGGCGACGATCTGGTCGACGCACGGACTCGGGCCCGCGGCGGTACGCGCAGCGATCAGGACGGCAGCCAGCACGTCACGCGGCGGATGCTTGATGGCCATCTCTACTCATCTCCTCGCGCTTCGAGCGTGCGGATCCGCTTGGACCGCACGATCGACGGCCGACCTTGGCCGGCCCCCTTCACGCTGACGGAGGCATACTGCTCGCCGGGGTGTGTGTAGGCCAAGTGCCACTCAGCCACCGCGCGCGCCACCGCGCGTCCGGACACCGCCTCGTGGAACGCACAGGCGCGGCAGCCGACGCTGTAGATTGTCATGTCGGCGTTACCCCGCCATCATCAGCATGAGCAGCGCGATCACCAGGACGTCGGCGAGCGCGATGAGGGCAGCGACCCCCGCAGCCGCCGTCATCGCGGGCACCAGGAAAACCACGTGTCAAGACCGGGGATGATCGACGTCTGGTACCGGACGATGCCGGGCGCTGTCAGGGTAATCCGGGCGCTGTCAGGGTAAATATCGTCGGCCCCGTGAATCGGTACATCCCCGATCCAGAGCGTCTCGTAGTGGCCGCTGAGATCGCCCCACTGGAGGTGCAGCATGCTGTCCTCAGCGATATCCACCTGGATCGGCAGCGGCTCCGTTTGCCCGCTCACCGGCTTAGTCCCATCCCCGAGGTCATGGAGATACCAGGCGGACGGTTGTGTCATCGAGAGCGGCAGCGTGCTCAGGTCCAGAAATCGAGGGAAGGCCGGGAACTTGTGGAACATACCACCAAGGTACTGAATCACCCCGAGCCCACCGTCCGGCTTGGCGTAGGTGTGGCCGATCAGGGCGATATCCGTCGGCGAGGTGAAGTAGAGATCCCCACGCGATCCGCCCTCGTTGCCCAGCCGCCAGAGGGTGAAGTCCCCGCCGACGCTGGTGAGATGCCAGTCCGTCCCTGGCTGCGACCCGCAGAGGTAATGCGTCCGCGCCATCTGCGCGTTGGGGAAATACCAGGCGAGATCCAGGACCGCGGCGCCGTGAGCCCGCGCCACGGCCGGAGTGAGCGCCGCCGCCGCCGCAGCAGCGAACGATGCAATATACAGCCCCCGCATGCCGATGCCTCCCCTCATCATCATGACCACGTGCCTGTCTGCGTGCGATATGTGATCCGCCGGTATAGCACCGAGGTTCCCAGAGATTCGCCCCCCCCTCCCCCGGGGCGCTCACGTTGTCACCCCGAGCACGCGCTGGCCGGTGAGCGTGGCGACGGCGCGGCAGATCTCGGGGAAGGTGACGCGCTGGTAGTGTTCGACATCCTCCGGGGGCCAGGCCGGCGACGGTGGGGCGTCCCACTGGCACTGGACGCCATCTAGATCCAGTACACCGGGGCGGGGCATGCGCATCAGGTACACGTCGCAGGCGTTACCCGAGGGGAGCGTCCAGGAGCCAAGGTATCGACGGGGAAGCAGGGTGGAGAGCTTCATCTGGCGGCTCCGGGAGCCGAACCCTTCCGCGAATACTTCCCTGAACCCTTCCCCCTATAGGGTGGGAAGGGTTGTAGGGTTCCGAATGACACGAACCCTACACGGCTGTTGGGAAGTATTCGAAGTGTGTGATTCGATAGAGAATTCATTCAGCCCCACCCTCGAACCCTTTCAAAAGGGCTCTCGACGAGACGCCAGGCCATAAATTGAACGTCCAGTGGAGCGAGTACGTCCCCGGCCATGGATCCGGCCACGCGGAGACCGCGAAGGGCCACGACGTTCCGTTCAGGCAGTCGTGGAGCAGCGTGAAGTCAGGGGCCGGACGAGGCGTGATCATCGCGTCACAACCCGCCGCACCGCCGAGTCGTAGGCGTCCGCGAGATCCCAGCCGCGCCGCAACTCGTGGCCGATCAGGCGTAGATCCTCCATGCTCACCAGCACGTCACGTGCGCGGAGGTGCATCGCCTTTTGCTCCTGCCCCTGGACCCGCCCCTGGACCCGGCGGTGCTTGGCCTCCCACTGTTCGCGGTTCATAGCTCCTCGCTGCCCTGCTGGAGGGCGATGGCTGTGTGATTGCGCTCGTCGCTGAGCGTGATCCGCGCCGTCGGGTACTGGGCGCAGATCGACTCGAAGCGCCGCGTGGCATGCCCGAGATCTCCTGACTCCACGATCGGCCCCGGCTCGCCCGCCATGTAGATGGCGTAGCGCGGCGTGCGCACTGCGGCGGGGAAGCGGCGGCTCACCGGGCGGCCCCGTATGACGAGAGAACCTGCGTGTGACGCCGTATGCTCATGTGTTACAGCCTCCCGAAACCCGTCATACCGATAGAAGCTTCCGCAGAGGCCTGCGCCTGCACGATGCTGAGGGCGTACATGGCGAGGCGACGGACGAACCGTGAGGGCTCCTCAGCGCGCAGGCGGGCCGCCTGGCAGATCGCGGACCATTCGCTCGGGCTGAACCGGATTGAGCGCGGCTCACGCGACTCCATCCGGGGCATCATCTCGCCCAGAGGCTTGCGCAGGGCCGATGCGCTCACGCCGGGATCTCCTGGCGGGCCTGGGCTTCTATCCGACCCGTGGAGACCAGCGTGTTAAACGCCCGCTCCACCTTCGCTGATGTGCGCTGCCCGTCTACCCAGAACTTGACCATCCGCCACGTGACGTCAGCCAATCGGGCCACGTCGTCGTACGTGTGCCCGGAGGCTCGAAGCTGGGCCTTGATGCCCTCCCGTCGCCGATTTGCTTTCGTCCGCGCCCTAGTGGTACTCATGTGCAGGTTCAGGTGCTGGGAGAATACTTCCCGTTTTGGGAGATTGTCAAGTGGAATTTTCAGGGAGTGTATAAATGGGCAGGAAACCTGACGAACCAGACCTTGACCTGCCGCCCCTGACGTTCAAGCAGGCCGCGTGGTTGTTCGACGTCGACGAGGGCGAATTCATGATGTGGGCGATGAAGACCGTCCGGGTGTCTCCAGGAAGGTGGGGCGAATATGAGTCCGGCAAGCGGACGCTACCGGAGAAGTTGATTCGGCGCCGCCTCACGGAGAAGCGAAGAGAAGCCGAGGCGAGTCAGGCCCGCATACAGAGATCAATGCAACTCTCCGCCCGAAAAGACGAAAAAGAGCGCGGCAGGGTGATCGGAACGCAGTTCCTCCAGGCACGGGCTCGTCGCGAGAAATCAAAGGTCGATAGGGGCGCTGGCGCTGGATAACCGAGGAGGATCCGATGGCCATTCAACCGTGCCGGGAGTGCGGGAAGGATGTCTCGACGGAAGCGCCCGCGTGCCCTCACTGCGGGACACCGAATCCGATCGACGTGCCGACTCCTGCCCCGAGCGTCGCTCCAGCCAAGACGAAACGTCGCCGGTGGCCGTGGATCGCGCTCGGAGCCTTCGCCCTCCTCGCCATGTGCACGACCATGAACCAGTTACGATCGGGGTCTGGCACCCCGACACCGTCGAAGCCCGCGACTCCGGCGGCCACGCCAGCGCCGACGAAGATGCCCGCGCGCCTGGTAATTACGCTGGAGAAGGTCGAGTATGACCACGGATTCTTCAAGGTATTCGGGATCGCCAAAAATGAGGGCGAGATGCCGGCTTCGGGACCACTGGTGCAACTGGAGGTCTTCACCGATGACGGGCGGACGCTATTAGGGAGAGCCGTCCTAGCCCCGATAGGGTACATCGGCAAGGCGATGGTGCCTGGGGAAACCGGGGCGATCGAGTTGACGGTGCGGGTTCCGGGTGAACGCAGCCGGGTAAAGTGGCAGGTGTCCTCCAACCTTCCCTACGAGATCAAGGACACTAGCAAGGGGAAGAAATAGACGACCTGGTCGAGACAAGCCGGAACTGAGGAGGCCCCCCTCCCCGGAGGATTCCCGGCCACCCCCGGCCCCGACGCGGTCGGCCGCACGTTTCAATGGGGGTCGGTGCAGCAGATCCGTCAGGGGAGGCGTGTCAGAAAATCCATATATTTCCGCTAGTTACTGCGCGCCGGTGATAATTTCGCCGGGGGCTTGACACCACGCTGTAGCGTGCTACAGTAGAGGTATGACGTATCACACACGAGGAGGAGACGACGATGGCTCGATATCGCATGGACGGCGGCGGGGTCGTGGACACACGCAAGGCACAGCGACTGTGGGAGGAATCAAGGGGGTGGAACGGGAACAACTACATCAGCCGCGCCACGGGTAGTCAGTGGGAGCACGAGGAGCTGTATCGCAGTACCAAGGGCCGGTACTACATCGTGAGCTGGTCGCAGTGGCAAGGCACGGGACCGGGCGAGGCCAGGTACCTGGATGCGCGGGAGGCCGCGGCCTGGCTCGTCTACCACGGGCACGAGATTCCGGCCGACCTCGAGGACGTCGCCGAGGATCGCGCCACGGCGGACCGCATCCGCGCGTGGTGGGAGGATAAGAATGGCTAGAGGTAGAACGCATCACACACAGGAGGAGGTTGATATGCAGAATTCGAGACCGAGACAAAGACCTGAGATGGTCAGAGAGAACGATCGTCCCATTTTCGAGGTTATCGCCGGCGGCGTCCACAAGAGCAACAACTACAGACAAGCGATTGCGACCTTCGCGCACCACGTGTATATCGGGGAGAGCGTGGAGTTTCGCCGCAATGGTGAGCTTGTGCGCGTCTACACGCGACCGATGTAGCGTGCTACAGTAGAGGTTATGGAGGACAGAGACATGAGCCAGAGTGGCGCTCGACCCAACAAGGAGACCAAGACCATGCAGCAGCTCACCGACATGTCATTCGACGCCGCGTCCGACGTCCACGCAATCCCCTACCGCCTGCATCCGCTCGACGTCGGCTTTAATTTGCGAGCGGAAAGCATTGCGGTACAGATCGATCGCGCGGAAGAGGTGCGCGTGTCCTACGCCGACCGGAGCGGGGCGCGGCGCGTGGTGGCTGGACCACTCGCCGAAGTCGTCGCATGGCTCCGCAAGGTGGGATACAAGGTCGTCATCTCGGCGCCGGGCGAAGATGACGACTGGGGCGACGACTAGCCGCCCGATGATCTGCCCGATGATCTGCCCTACGCACAATCGCCCGCTCGTCTCATTCTGCCCCGCCTGTCGTGGCGGGGCAGGGGGGCGCACCACCACGCCCGCACGGCTGCAGGCGTTGCGCAAGGCTCGCGCGGCGAAGGCGCGCGCAGCAGCCCGCGCCACCTCGTCGGCCCGGTAGACAGCTTCCACTTCCATGTCGGGCTCCTTTCTGACGGCCAGTCCGGCCGTCAGGAGCGCTTCTGCGAGGTGACGTGGGCGAGCAGGCGCCCCGCCCGATCCCGGCCCGCCATACACAAAATTACCCCCCCGTCACGCGAGGCTTGCGCCTACTTTAATCAAGGGCGTAACGAGGGGGTCTTCTTCTATCGCACATAGACTACCAAACTGAGCGCACTTATTCAATGACGTCGGTAAGTTAGCATCTGTGCCATTTTCGGCATTATTTCCAGGTGTTTACAGTTAATTAGAGTTAACGCGGCAGGACGCCAAAAGACCGGCCCGGAAACGGGTCTCCCGGGCCGGTCACGCATCGGAGCTTGCACTTCAATGCGCTATGGCGGTATCATGACAGCTGTAGCCTCCTGCCGGGAAGGGCGCTACCCCTCCCCGGCCGATAGAGGTTCACAGCACGCGTCAGGCGGCCGCCCCCAACGGGCGGCCGCATTGAACATGCCCCGGAGTTGATCCGAGCTGACCTCAACCGAGCGAAGGGGAGGACGAGGCATGGGTGAGGACCTGGAGCTTCAGATCAGGAGCCGAATCATCGGGTTCTTGAATGGCAAGGTCGACGCGCCAGCTTTGTCCCGTTGGCTTGGATCTGCCACATGGGAAATCGACCGTTGGGCCCCGGTAGACGCTGTTGAGCTTGGACACTCTCTCCA